GCCCCGATCCACGGAGAGCCATCAAGGACAATCGTGAAGATGTTGAGGGTCACAGCCCGTCCCAAAGATCTCCATGACCAAACTCATCTAGATACTCTCCGAAGGTAATCAACTTGTCTTCGTTGTAGATGTAGTCAAACAAATGGTCTTTAAGATGACCTTCTTCGATCTCAAGATCTTTGCAGAGTTTTTCAAAGTAGACCTCTTGAACCTTGGATAGTTCGTTGATGAATTCTTTGACCTTGAAGATATTATCGTCAGGATGAGGCTTCATTGTCAGCGATATTTTGAAGTTTTCTGTGCAATCTTCTTTGGCTGTTTGACAAATTGCTTTCCAGCCTTATTGCCCTTGGCCTTGGCTCGATTGGTTGCCGCCTTCTCAGCGGGAGACAATGCGCTCCACGCAGCATCAGGAAGATAGCGTTTTTTGCCCTTGGACGGCGAACCGTCCGAAGTGCGCCACTTCTGCTCTGTCCATTTCTTGAGTGATTGTTGTGGTTTTTTCATAGATTTGAATAGCTTCCTTTCTCTTTTAGGTAGTTTGCTGCCCTTGTCAAGACATTGGGACTATCGTGAAACAGACCCAAGGCACGATTGCACTTTTTGCACAGAACGCCACGAAATTCACCAGTATTGTGGTTATGATCAATTGCGCTTCCCATTAGCTCTATGTGGTTTTTACAAATTGGACAAAGTCCGTTTTGCGCCTCGTATGCTTCTATTAAAATTTGTGGAGATATTCCGTGCCTCTTGCATCTTTTTACTATCGTCCACTTGTCTCTTTGTCGATATTCCCTGACCCTGTCTTGGTTTTCTTTTGTCCACCTTAAATGCTCTTTGTAGAGGCAGGAGTTGCAGCGACTTTTAACTAAATGCGACATTGCCCCACCCCGACTTCTGAATTTTGAAATCGGTTTGGTTTCTTTGCACATTGTGCATTTTTTAGTCCTTGTATCCTCCACCAGCTTTTTTATATTCTCTAGCTAATAGCTGACTCTTTCTCGCGCCCCATTCGCCTTTGTCCCCGCCCTTGGTTCCAGCCTTGATCTTTTGGTAAAGGCGCTTACGCATTGCTGGCTTTGTATAGTTGCCAGCAGCATTGACTGTTGATTTGGATTTCTTTTTCATAAGTCGTTGATTTTAAATCACTACCACTTCTCGCGGTTCGCCCAATATGCCGCACTCATTTTGCCCTTTTTAATATTGGAAGCATGGCGAGCCTTGAATGATTCTCGGCGCTTGCGATAGGACTCTGACTCTCCTTCTTTCTTGGGAGAACCGCTAACTCCCTGTTGGCCAAAACGAATGACCTTGGTCTTGTCACCCTCTTTAGCCAATACAACATGGCTCTTGGTTGGATGGGACGGTGTGCGCTTTGGCTTGTTGACGCCAGAAAGTCCAAGACGTTTTAGCGTTGATTGTGTTCTATTTGATTTGCTCATAGTAATTATTTTTTTAGGTTTCTTCCGTAGTTGCAATAGGCTCTAACACGGCAGTAGTCCGCGCAACGTTTATCTTCCCCAAGCCGTTCCTCAACAATACCTCCGATACGCTTGGCATGAGCTTCAGCTTGTAGTCTGTCTTCGTAAGTCCCATTGTTGACCGCTCGCTTTGCTCTTTTTTTCGGGAGGACGGCATAGAGGTCTGGGACACGCCAGCGTTCGGATTCGGTGCAGATCGGGATCTGGTCATCAGTAAGGTCTTTAGCTTGTTGATGGAGGTTAATCCGACTTTTGATATATGCAAATGTTTCTTCGGGCTTCCATGCATCCAGCTTAATTTCTACCACAGGACACTTCGGGTAGTCGGCCTTGATCTTCGCATCCCGCAACTTAAAATCTTTCATTACGAGAATGATGGCAGAACGCTTGACTGGATAGCCATTGTGTTCTAGTAGCAGTCGGTTGACCGCCGCTTGTGCCGTCCACTCAAAACGATCATCACTCATTGCCTTGTAGACACCGCTGACCTTGTAGTCATAGAGGACTTGCTCCTGCTTGTCATAGAGGTCGATCTGGCCTCCGAGCTTCACGCCGTCCACCGTGAGATAGAGCCTCACTTCGGTTAGATAGCGTTCGGGATTCCTCTTGGCGATCTGCTCCAGAACGTAATGGTTGGCTGTTCCAAGCATTGTCCACACGCGATCCGAAGCATCTTCTGTAATCGTATCCCCGTGCCGCTTCATTAACTCCCGAATTTTCGGGGGCTGGAAGAGACTTGTCGTAGTGATATCAGCCTCCCCCGCCGAATACGAAGACTCGCTCACCAAGTCAACGAACGGCTGGGGCAATCCAAAAATATTACTAACCCTCACGAAGCCATTCCTCCTCTTCTTTGATCCATTGGTCTATGTCTTTTTCGGCCTTGTCCAAGCACTCTTCAAACGAATCACCGCCCCAATCATAGTGACGGGCTGGCCCCAAAACATAGCACGAAAGCTTGATTATCCAAGGGATATTCCCGAAATAGTTTGGGAAGACAATGCTGAACTCGCCCTCATATATTTTGCAATGAGGCTCCTTCATAAGGTATTCGCGGATGAACGCGAACGTCCGCTCCCGAAGGCGCATGAATCTGTCGATTTGATCTAGTGTCATTTTGTTGGTTTTCTAGAGTCGGAAGCTGCTTCAATAAGAGAAGCACAATAAGCCAAAATAGCATAGTGAATATTATCTCTAGTTCAAAATATTTTGATTTATTGCCCATATACTTTATTCAGTTTGTTAATATTTTCCCATGTCTCGCGGAGGTATTCTTGCGGTGTTTTCCCGTAGACCATTCCGCGATCTTCGGTGTAGCCGCATCCGCACCACATGACGGAGTCCCACTGCGGAGGATAGCTGCAATAGATTTGCTCTGGCGGCTTTTCGACCATTACTGATCCGCATTTTGGGCAGATGTTGCTCATATGTGTTTTGACAGGTGTATGGTTGATTCGTTCAAAAAATGTGCAGTCTCTCCTGCTGTCACGCCATTGTAGCCCACGGTTGCGACCCGCAATGCTGGCTGACGTTGCCAAAGTGTTACTTGCCCTTCTTCTTGCTCTTGCCAGCTTCGCTGAGTGCGATTGCGATGGCCTGTTTGGGATTCTTGACCTTCTGGCCAGAACTGCTTTTGAGTTTGCCCTTGCCATACTCACGCATGACCTTGCTGATTTTTTTCTCTCCTTTGGATTTCTTCATACTACTGCTATTTCTAGTTGGTTGTTGTTTGTTGACTTCGGCGTTTCGACGCCCAAGAGTTTACAGAGGTATCGGATGTGGAAGCACTCTTTGCGGAAGTGATAGCCTGAACAAGTGCAGGAACATCCTGTGACGTCTCCCGCTTCATCGGTAGTGAATTCCACCAAGTAGTAGTCTTCGCGATTAGACCGACTTTGAACGAGGAATGATCCCTTATCATGCGACAGAATTTCGATGCCGCGCTCTCGTTCATTAGTCATTTGCCTGTGGATTATTCAGGGATTCGGCCTTGCTCGCCCCGAAGCCAAGTTGTTCGGGAGTATATGCCGTGATTGGCATGGAGGAAATATAGCCCTGCTTATCACCATTGATGAAAAGTGTGGTTGCAATTCCCTGACGATGCTGCTCTGGAAGATTCAATTCCACCGCAATATCATTGGCCTTCTTGACACATAGACGCATCAGATTTGCCGCCTGACAGAGGAATTGCTTGGCTTCCTTGTCTGGATGGGCTGGAGCAGTAATAACCTTTTCTGCGGGCTTTTGGGATGATTGCGGGGCACTTTTGGCCGCTGGCAGGCTGGAAGCTGGAACCCCAGCAGGCTGAATTTCCATGGAGTCGGTCTTTTGCTTGGAATTACCAGAGGCAATTAGCACTACAGACTTGCCAACATATTGCTGAAACTTCGACGCAATGTCTTTATTCTCAGTAAAATATACATGGGCAGCGCCATCCACAATCAATTCGATAACGCACAACGAATTGTTCTTTACCCACTTGGGGGGTGATTTGACGGCTACAAGTTTGGGCCCATTTTTCGCGAGCGTGTAGTGTGAGAGGACTGGTGCTTTGGGTTGGTTGGATTGATATGCCATATAGGTAGATGTTCGTTATATCCGACAACCGATCTTGTCAAGCGTTCAAAAAAAAAGCGGGGCCGAGTTTTTAGCCCGACCCCGCCCCACACACATGAAAACAGGAAGACGAGCGCCTTCCAAGCTGGAATCTATCATGCCCATCAACCAATGCAAGCGGAAAATCATCTTGCCGCCAACTATCTTTTAGAGTAAGTTTTCGGGATTCTCCATGGCCGACTACCCGCCTATCAACAAGTTTTACACCGCTTCCTATGCGGCTAATGATCGTGACTTTCCAATAGTTGCGATTCGCCTAGATCCCAGAACCGCTGGATACAGGGTTCCAGAAGATCTTAGCCCACACCCCGATAGCAAACGCTATCCCAACCATGTCTTTACAGGTTCGCAACCAACTAGTGGAGACCAAGTTGTCACTCATGTCTACGAAATTCTCCCGTCTCCTTGGGTTCCGTTTACTCGCTATGATGATGATCTAGGCCCGATTCAAGGCAGACGCCGCTCTGTAAAAAACGAAGGACAGGTAGCCAGCCTTGCCGCTGACAAACGTGTTACCTACGAAGCCCGCGAGGGTTCAGCCATTGTCTATACCGAGATTGAGGAATCTTGGTCGATCAAGACTGACGATGATGGTAATTCTCTGTTTCCGATTCGGGATCGGGATTTTTACGATGCTTCTCGCGGAGCCGTCCAAGAACGCCGTCAATTGTTTGTTCCAACTGGCGAAGAGGTTGGAAGCCTTGAGAATGTTGATGGGGTTATAACCCAAACTTCTTACGAACCATACAACGAATTTCTTTTATTTAAGATTGTTCAGACATATTCCGTAGATGGGCCGCAACTTATTGGTAATGTAACAAACGAACAAGGACAGCTTGTCACGGTCACAACGCAACGCAAAGCGGCCTTGGACTACATCGCGCCAAACCCAACGGCAACAAGAACGGTTGAGGCTTCTCGCGAAGACGCAGAATCGCTTGTTGAGCGCATTGTAGACTCGCCCAGTGTTTTTGAGGGCAAATCACTAAGCCTTGAGAAACCAGATGTTACTCCCCAAAAGTTTAGGGCCAATGTTCCGTCCACCGTTGTTGAGCGATCCGTTGCTGGAAATGTTGGAAGCTCAATTACTTTGGCGGGAAGCGAAATTTCCAAATCAGAACAACAAGTAACAGAGTTTGTCAAAAGGGTAAGAACTGAAGAACGCGATCCAGCGGCTGAAGGTGTTGTCCAAGGAGAAGCCTATACCACAGAACTGGGCGGTGGCATTGCCCAAGTCACAGAACGCTATGGCGCTTCTGTAAATATATCTCCAGCTTATGGAACGGTGACAGCCGAAAAAGAGGCGTTGGGTGACGGAAAGTTTGTTACCAGAGAGGTTGAGCTATCTTCGCCGCCAGAGCTTACTGGACAAAGCTATGATGAAGAACTGGATATTGTATTCCCGTTCACGCAGCAATTTGTAGAACCAAATACTGGAGTAGGAGATCCGAGGACAGAGATCCAGCCAAGAGATGTATTCCATTCCATAAAAAGGAATTTTGATATTTCAGAATTTCGGGATGCGGCACTGAATCAAGAATGGCAAATTGCGGATTTTGTAAACGTCAATCTTCCAGATCGGCTTGTATCAGTTGATATAATCAAAACATACAGCAAATCTACTGGCGCTGGACAGGGCGTTGGAAACGACTTCAATGCTTCGGCACAAGCTTCTGCAAGCCTTACATATTCCGTAAGGCCAAATATTATCAACGGGTATACAGGAACGGTTCCCGCAACACGTTATGTTTTCTTTTTGGACAGGAATAATTCCACGATGGCCCAAATCATGGCCAAAACTGGAGCGTCACTATGGCCATCAATCAAGCCAGAACCAGTAACAATCACGCTTAATGGGGCCAACATATCTCATAGACAACAAAGATCACAGACATCGTCATCAAGTGGAAGCGGGCTTTCTTCTTCTGGAAGCTATGATACATCTCTTCAAACCTCCATCATCAATATTCCGCCTACACTCCACGCAAGCCTTACGTTCAACAGGATATTTGGAACTGGCTCGCCAACCAATGAAAATTGGTACACTTATAGCCTTATAAGATTTGGAAACGCTCCATCACTTGGATACAACACATTGCCCAGCGGTGTAATGATTCCCGTTGAACCTCCGTTCAACGTCAGTGCGTTTGCCGACATCACAAGCAACGAAATAGATTTTTATCCAAAGACGGCTAATGCAACAAATTATCCACAGTTTCCAACTGGCAACTTCATTGTCAGCATAGATTCACAATCTTATAAATATGGATTGGTAAGAATCACGGCTGTTATTGCACACATAACCAGCGAATACGTCTAAATGATATAATGGATGGGTTGCCACAATATAAAGCTAGTCCAGCATTTGTTGGCCTTGGAACAAAAGACCCTCAAGCGTTTATTCGGGGAAACAGTCCATATGCTCCGAGCGGGCCACAAGGATCTAGGCTTGTTTTTTCAGAGAAGCTATTTGACCTGACATCAAGGCAAATGGATCAGACAACAAATTACATCTCGGCACTTAATATTTCAATAGGATCTGGATCGGCACTAGGAACAATACCATGAAACTTGTATACACCGCAATTTTTGAAGACGTTGGATCTTATATTCCAAACAGCTTTTTCTGTAATAAATTTTTCGACAGAGCCTGTCTGCTGCTGTCGGTCACTCTGTCTAAACAATATTTTAACAATATTGAAATAAGAACAACTCCAGATATGGGGGAGTTTTTGTCTGAACTGTTTAGCGATGTGTCTATAGTTCACCAGAATTGTCAACAGTTCGGAGATTACAACTGGCAAATGAATAAGATAATGTCTTATTCACAACAATCCGAACCGTTTCTGCACATTGACCATGATGTTTTTATTTACAAAAATCCAAATTTAGAACTCTGGAACTCTGGCTTTTTAACACAAAACTTGGAATCGTCATCAGACAAACAGGATCATATTAGGTCTGTTTACTTTATGGCCAAAAATAATGGCCACATTTTTCCAGAATATGCCGAAGAAAGGGCAACCCAAAAACTGTGGACACAACACAATATGGGTCTTTTTGGATGTTTTGATTTGGAAAAATGCCACCAATATTGTCAGGATATTTTTGGCTGTGCTGGCAACGGAAGGCCGTTCAGTGGACAAGCTATAATATATGAGCAGTTTTGCTTTACTGCATTTGCCAATAAAAACGAAATACCAGTAATGACATTTTTGGACAACAACAGCATTGAAGACGATGCCGAACGCAAGGGGTATTGTCACCTAATGGGCGGCAAATCAAGAGTGGATACAATGAGCAGGACAATTGACTCTCTTGGTCGCCACAACCCAGAGGCTTTATACAAACTTTACAAAACTTTCGATACCAAAACTGGCGATCTTAAAGTTTCGGCCTGACAAAGTTAATGTCTCTGGTTTTTCCAGCATGGAAAACCTTTTTTTTGACTGCTTCAAACTTTCCCTCTCGCATCATGTTGTAAATGCGAGGGCTTGATAGTCCAGTTTTTTGTATTACCTGATCTACTGTTCTCCATCCTTCGGCGTTCATCGCCTCAATGGTGGTCTTTTGGTTTCGGATATCAAACGAGTCCCATACCTCATCCCATGACGGGACTACAATTTTATCATTGGAGCTTTTTGCTCTTCCAGTTTTGCTATGATGGGTTGCCATGTGTATGTTCCTTTGTTTACGGTGAAAATTACAAATCCGAAATCAACAATGCCCGTGCAACGTCTGGATCCGAAACGGGAGCCAAATCCCTGTAAGGCTGGGGTGGTCATGGCCAGCCAGTCTGGGCCTCCTGCGAAGTTATGATAATGAACGTGGGATCGGATAAAGATGTCTCCCTTTGGCTGTAGTTCTTTTTCGGCCCATATAAGGTTCCAGAGGCGGTCTCTGGCCACTCCGCTATGCCGACCATGGGGAATGCCGCTTGAGCCTGCTGGATGGTGTTTAAGGTCAAATATAACCCCCTCTACGTCCACCCACTCATGCTCTCCGATTGCGGCGTCTACACGTTCTGCGATAATGTTTTCCCAGTCCTCCGCATCCCCTGTATGGTAGGGGGTTCCCCTAGTGATAACTATTTTGCAGTTTTTGGTTTTCGGGATTTCGCGGATGATCTTGACCGCCATATCACACTGCTCCTCCATGTCGGTGGTGATTTGTTCGGTTCCGCCCGACTTTTTACCAGTGCCGTCTACGAGATCTCCATTCAGAAAAATGATATCGTAGGGGCCGTTCTTGCGGATATTCTGGTTGTACCAGTTGTAGTAGGCTTTATTGGCATTAACCCAGCGTGACCGCTCTTCTGCTGGTTCTTCGGGGAGATATCCCCTAGGGGTTAAACCGACCTTATGTCCGCAGTGGAAGTCCGATAGGACTGCTATTTTTTTACTCATAGAGAGGTTGCTTGGTTGCAAAGATCTAAACACCGCGCATACCCACAGATGTCTGCGACTGAGTCGCGATGACGGGGCGAATTGGTGAGTCTGGAAAGTTTAACGGCAATCATGCACATGGCAATTTGTTGCGTGGTTACATTGGTTCCGAGAATGGCCCCCCACATTTTGGCCTGTTTGGTAAAGTCTTCAATCGGACTTCCATAGTCTGTTTGGCGATCATAGGAAGTAAGGCGCTTGGCAATGTCGCACACATCTTCTTTTTCCAATCTAACCATTGATGGATAAAGGCGCAAGGGTTTTTCCAGCCATTGGGCAACAGCCACTTCCGCTCTAGCCCCCTTGGACTTCTCCCATTTGGGAAGGAGTACCACCTCGTCGCATTCAAAAACCGCATCAATATCTCTTCTGGCAGCTTCTTCAATGAACTTGCTGTCCATCTGGGAGTTGTGGGGATCTAGCCCAAGGTCTTGATCCATCCTTGCTGGATTGATTACTTTGTGCCCCGCCTTCATTAGGGCCTCTTCGGCCTCAAAGAATGCAGGATGATTGAGGTTCTTGTGGCCGCGCATAGGGCCACAGATGTATACTGTAGTCATGTATTGTGTTAGTGTGGTTGTTAAGAGTCTTTGATAACCTTTTTCAAGTCCCCGTCATCCAAGTCATCGTCATCGTCCCCATCCTCTTCCTGCCCATAAAGGATGTCATGGATGTTGGATACAATGCCCTCAATAGCGTAATCATTACCAAACTTGACGAATGCATTCTTGGTTTCTCCGCCATCTTGAAAAGTGGCAACGACAAAGCCCGAATCAAAGTATTCAACCAAATCGCGACACAGCTTGTCCAATACCTTCTGGAGTCTCTTGTCATGAGATGCCATATCAGTCGATTTGTTCTCTGCAATTCTTGCATGTCTTGACTACTCCGACATGCTTGATTGACGTTTGTTCAATATTTTTTGAGCCACAGTAGGGGCACTCTCTGGCTTCGGGCCTACGGTAGTTCTTTTTCTTTCGGGGTTTTTCGCCGTCTTTCATACTGCTGTTGATGGGTTGATTCTAATGTAACATCTTACAAGTGAAGGAGTTCTGGTTTTTAGCCAAACGCCGTCACCAGAAACGGAATCTCGATCTCCCCTGCCATTGGTATTGCCCTCCACGCACTGAAAATTTTTAGCATTCACCTTGGTAACAATACCAATATGGGAGAAATCAAACACAACCAGATCACCGACTTGCGGCCTGTCCCTCTCGCCCAATACCTTGGTGGTGGCGGGGCGGTCTTTGGCCCATTTAATATATCCAAATGCGGCGGCTGTCTTGGGCCTCCACTTTTCTGGGGTCATAACCTTAAGCCCCAACCATTTGACCACCTCTGGATCTTTAAGCCATTCCTGTATAACCCATCCCGTAAACGCAGCGCACCATGGCCAAGAAGCTGGTTTTAGATTGGTAGCAGTCTGATACTTGCGGATCTTTGCCCCGTTGTTGTTTCCGCCAGACTCTTTAACACCAACTTGAGACAGTGCTATTTTAACCAGCTTTTCTACTGCGCTTTGATCTTTTTCTTTTTTGATGCTCGGCTCTTTCATGGAGTTCGACTTGGATACGGATGGCAAACTCTGCAAGGACGGCGCTTGGCCACTTTTTGATTCTAGCCCAAGTAGTTTCAGGATCAACTGCCACATTGGGCTTTTCCATTTTTTACCAACAGCACTTCCTGCGCCCAATATCCCAATTCCTAAAAATCCGCTCCACCTCGGACTCCGAAGGATCGGGCAATCTTTCCATCATGGCTCCGCTTGATTTTGGCTGTGAGTCGGACGGAACTGAATAAACGGACAAAGAAATTTCTGCGATCTTCTTGGGGCGGGGATTTGACGAGTATTGCTTTGAGCGTTTCATGGGATAGCCTCATTTCTTCTTTCTACGAACAGGCTTGGGCATCTTGGGAACCTTGATGGCCCGACGAACCTCAGTGTAGGTAATCGGCCCGACAATGCCATCTTGGGTTGTATTAACCAAAGCCTGAATCTGTTTAACTCCCTTGGATTGAACCTCGTTGGTAATGTAGTTAACAATCGCCAGAATCAAGGCCACAATAAATCCCGTAAGGCTAACTTGATCGACGGATTCGGCCAGCGTGGGATCAATCATAGCAAGCTTTGATACAATAGCAGCTACGCCCATGGCCACAAGAGGGGTGATAACGCCTCCCGCTTTGGAAACTAGGAATGCAAGGATTTTGTCTTTCATAGATCCAATTTATAACGCTGCACAGCAGATTCAATAGCAAAACGAATCAGGGACTCAGAGGCGCTGATGCCCTGTTTTCTAGCTTCGGTAGTGAGCTTTTTGACAGCGGCTTCTCGTTTTTGTGCCCCAGTTTTGTCCGTGTATGCAAGAGACTCAACAATCTCTAAAGCAATCGGCAAAAGTGCGGCAACCGAAGAGGATGCAACCTCTTTAAGAATCGGAAGGAAGAAGTTGAAGACATTGGAGGTAATTCCCCAGATTTTGGCAAAGAATGATTTCATATGGTATAAAGCTAGATTAGAAGCCCTTGGATTGCAAGTATTCTTCGATTCTTTTTGTGCGCTCATCAATTCGGGCCAAGGTCTCGGAACGCGCTTGGGCGTCTTTCTGGATTAATTCGATCTTTGCATCTTGTTTGGCGTCATTGCCCTGTATGGCTCTCATCTGTTCTGGGAGGACAACCCATCCGTTAAGCGCCGAAAACAAAGTAACCATCAGGGCTGTTCCAGCAATCAACTCACTCATCGTAAGTTTTATGCCTCGCTCATTTCTAACGGGTTGGATGCTCATAGCGCCGTAATAATTGAAGCCACTTGATAGCGCCAAGGCCAGTCAATATATGTGGCTAGGTTTGCGGGGTTGCCCGTATCTCCGCGATAAGCGGCGGCAATATGTCCCAAGGCTTCTTTTTCATTCCAGTCTAGAAATGTATCTGGTTCAGAAGTTAATGCCCTGTAGATATCGCTCCATACATAGTTTTTTGGAAGGCTAATATAGTCTGCTTCAGTTCTATCTGCTCCCACGGCTACGGCGATCTTGGCCCAGAGATAGCGTTCTGGAAGAGAGTAGTAGTTGGAGATCGGGCTGGCTGCTGAAACTTCAGTAACTACAAGATTAGTTACATCGATATCTCCAAACCATCCTGTCGCAAGCCAAGGATAGGCAACATTTGAAATAGATGAAAGAACATCTCCATCAATATTTATAGTCCATCCGCCATCCCACTGAATAAAAATAACATCAGATTTTTTATAAGATGGCTTTCCATTAAGATTTCCATCATATAAATATGATCCATTTCCTGTTTCATTTATTCCTGAAACCAAAACAGAAGAAGGAGCCTGTGTTTCTCCCTTTTCCTCAACAAGCCACTTGGCAAGCATCATCCTTCGGGGCAGATCCGCCGCCGAAGCAAACGTAGCATCTAAAGCTGGAAGAGCCATAGTCTATGGACTCTCCAACGGTTAGGCCATGCCCATGATTCGCTCGCCCATTCCGCGCATCGGGGAAACATTAGCTTCCATTTCGTCAGCAGCTTCCTCCTCCATGTCATCCTCTTCGTCTTCGGCCTCTTCAGTCGCAATCTCGACGCCAGCCAACATGGTGGGGGTCAGCGAATCGCCGTCCACACGGAATGTAACAAGTTCCTCAAACGTGTCGCCATCGGCAACGTCTTCGGGCAGGGTGTATCCTTCAGGTATAGTTAGTTTCATAATAGTTATCTCTCCTCATAGAGCTTGCCTTAGATTTTACTCCAAGGCAAGCCTTGATGAAGGGAGCCTAACTATTAGACCAAGTATCCGTAGCCAGAGCCGCTAGGGCAGGCGACGAGGTCGTTCGCGAGGTTGCAACGGAGGTGCAGAATGTAGAACCCGAATTCGGGGAAAATCTGCTTCGCCGCGCAAGCCATCTTGGCCCGCCAGTAACCGCTGTTTTTGTCAGGGTTGCAGTTCTTGTCGTACTCATTGATCCAGCGGAAATCTCCGCGATAGTTCTGAGCATCATAGACAAGCTTGCCAACCTTGAGGTTAGGATTCGGGACAAGCCACTCAACGGCCTTCGGGTGGAAGATCACCGTGGAGGTGTACTTCGCAGCCTTGTAGGCGGGGTTGATGATGAACTTTGTTCCTTTGGTCGCGCCGCTCGTAGCGATATACGGAGCAACTTCGACATAACCACCAGAACCGTTATCGTTGAAACGTTTCGGGAACGGACGGCTATGGAACACGAATCCACCGTAAGCCTTGCGGGGCAACAGCGAGGAACCGTTGGCACCAAGCAGATCGTTAACGCGATCACTCCAGCGAATGTCCTGACGGACATCGTCGTTGAGTTTGATCAGGTTCTCAATCGTGGCGCGTTCGGCAAACACGTTGAAGACGGGCGAGCCATCATCGGTAACCGCATCACCGTCATCACCAGCGTTGTTCTGGTAGAGACGATCATAGAGTTCACGAAGGACGCCAATCGTGAGGACGGAGGTCGGGTTCGGCAACGAGCCAAACGAGCTTCCCGTGGACTCGGCAAGGCCAGGTTCCACAGAGACTTTCGTCACAGCGGCATAGTAGTCGTTGTCATAACGCTCAATCCATTCCTTGTTGACGTTGTCGGCAAGGATTTTGATGTAGTTGTTGACATCATCAATCGGGAAGGCCGAAGTACGAACGTCTTCCAAGCAGATCCAATCCGACTCAATCGCCTGATGACGGAGCGAAAAGGTCTTTTGGTCGAAGGCATAGCCGACTTTTTTGACGGGAGCCAAGCAGGAGTTGTCCTGACCAGACTCACCAGTCACGCCAATTTCCTCCCAGCCGCTGCCAGTGGCAACCGTGCGCTGGGCGATGGTGTTAGTGATCGTTTTGCCCATGTTGTCGGGGAAAGCCGACTGGGTAACAAAACGAAGATACGGATCTTTATAAAGACCCAAGCGATGAGTGCCAAGAGCGATACGTCCAGTCTCGCGTTGAAACTGGTCGCTAATAGCCTCACAAGTGGTAGCAGTTTGTGCTGACATATTATTTTATTTCTATTTGGTTTATGGGTTAGTTTTGATATCAAGGCATAAAATGCCCGTCTATCGGTTGAGTTTCTGGGCCGCGACCAGAGATTTACGGCTACAAATTTTGAAGGCTAACCCGCCAGCGAGGCATCCGCGACCAACTCGGATTTAAGTCTTGAGCGCAAACTATTACATTTGCGTTAAATTGTCAATAGCAGAATTTTAACGGAAAATAGATTTTCCGAAATTCATCAGGCTGTCAGGATTTTCGTCCCCATCATCATTACTGTCGGTTTCCGTGGCCTTGCCCAAGCTTGGGGTGGCTCCGACCAGTCCTTCTAGTTGAGTCTGAAGTTCTTTAATTTTGGCATCCTTTTCGGCACTCATCCGCTCCATCTGGGAGGTATAATGATTAATTGCCGACTCAAGGAAGGGGACAACAGCAGCCCGTGCGAGGATGGCGCTTCGGTCTTCGACGCTCAAGCGATCCAAGTTGGTTTCTGCGGCATTCTTCTTGGCATTGCGGATGTGACTATTCCACTCATCCTGTCCGTCGATTTCTTGAAGGAAAGAGTAGCGATCTTCAAGATTTGTCCAAGTTTTGGCAGTAAATGCTTTCTGAAGACGGAGGTCATTCTCAATAAACTCTTGCTCAGATTGGGCCTTGCGGGCGGCTTCGGCTTCCGCGAGGGTTTCCGCTTCTTTCTGGAACCGTTCATGGTATTGTGCCAACTCATGGTATTTATCGGCCATTTTGACGATGGACAGTTGCTCCATGCGTTTGAAGTCGCTGGTCAAATCTTCCAGAGAATCGATGCGCTTACGGGCATCGGGCTCCGTCAAAGCTTGCCAGAGCTTGGAGAAATCGGCGTCATTGGCTTCTGCAATGGCTCGTAAATCACCCTGAAGGCCACTTAGGGGCTTTTTGATGGTCTCGACGTATTCGGGGCTTCTTTCAAAATTAGCGGCCTTTAGTTCGCGATTAAGCTCGGCAAGGCGGGTTTTGTAGCCCTCAAGCTCTTCTTGGAGACTCTTGACTGTTTCACCCTCATATTTGCCAACCTTCTCTTTGGTGGCTTCCAATTCAGCCTTGAGACGATCCCGCTCTTCACGGGCCTTTTTCATTTCGGTTTTGATTTCTTTCCAGCTTGAGATCCCCTTCTCGGAATCATCGCCTTCGGGCCTGTCTGCCACAGGCTTGTCGGCAAAGTGGGGATTGAGCGGAAGATCGTCTTCCGAAGTATTCTCATTTGACTTATCCTCAGTCTTCTCCGAAGCAACTTCCTTGGTAAGGGTTTCTACCGCCTTGGCAGTCTCCTCTTTGGTGGCCTTGGGTTTCTTTTCGGCCTTGGGTTCCGCTTTGATGGGAGATTTTTTCTCCTCTTTGGGAGCTTCTTCTTTCGGAGTCTCGGTGGCGGACTGTTCTTGAGCTTCGGGTGCAGGCGTCTCACTCGGCGTGGGTTCTACGGGTTCTTGGTTTTTGCCGCCAAAAATTGTGCCAGCAAAGTCTGCTTCACCCGTGAGGGCGGAATTAAGGATATCAGCCATGGTAGTATTATATTAGTTATTGGTTTTGTTCTTCTGAAGTTATATGGGAGAATGGTTCTGGCAAGTCAAATTTGGGTTTATTTACCTGACCCTGACCCAAGGTATCAATGAGATCCATAACCTCTTGACTGCCCTCATAAAAACCCGCGCTCTTAATAAACACGGGCGACAGATCGAAACCTTGCGCGACAGGACTACTACTCCGCTTCGGGCGAACCCGTTTGGAGATAAATTTAAGCCCCTTCTGCATATTGGGCATCGCCCAAGTTTTGGCCCATTCACGGGCATCCTGATCTGTCCACTCCATTAATAAATCCTAACTATACTCAGATTATATCTTTGTCTAGTATAAATGTCGTAAATTTTACGCTGTTGCTGCAAGCGGTGGTCGGCCTGCGGGTCTTGCCGTCTTCTCTAAAATAGAACTGCGTGTCTTTAGATCATTGAGTGCCATTTGCTGACGGATGGTTTCCATCTTTTGCTGATGGGTTTCTTGGTTCATCATCCGCTTTTCTTGCATTTCTGCAAGCTTCAATTGGGCCTTCTGGAGTTCCATTTCGGTGCGTGGATCAATCTGTCCCTGCGGAGCTTGCATTGCAGCCTCTTGTGCTTGGCTCTGCTGTGCCATCATGCGGTTGATCACCTGTTGCTCTAGCTCGTCAATGTAGGCAGTGAGGTTTTGGAGTTGGCGACGAAGCTCTCGGACTTCCTGCGCCCTAAAGCTATTGTTGGAGAATAGAACAAGGTGTTCGGTCACATGGTCTGCGGCAGGACGAAGGATCTGCATCGCCTGCTCATCGGTCATTTGCTGCTGGCGATGGGCTTCAATGATCTCGGCAATCATCGGGATATGGGCCTCAATGTGAACCGCGTGGTTCTGGCTATCGTGAACCATCTGCTGAATACCCTGACGGAGGTTGCCGTTCTCAAGGTTGGCGATGTCAAAATCAACCACACGGCGCGGGCCTTTGTCGGAAACGAAGAGGTTAACCTTCTGCCAACCCACACCAGAGATTCCCGCAATGACGGAGCGTAGAGTATTTTCCTTACCCTTCTCGTCCATCAAGGAATAGAGTTCCATGAGTTGCTTACTTGCCATCTCGGTCATTACGGGACTTCCATCGCCCATGGCGCGGAAAGCCGTGACTTTAAGAAACTGGCGCATACGCTCAATAGAAACTCCTCGACGCGCACAACGGCGGCGGAACTCAAGGGCGAGTTGCCCACCCCTATCATTAGCGGTAAGGAGGGGATTGACGGCTCTGCGGTATTGTTCGGTCAGAAGCTTGTTATACGGAGTGTAGAAAAGTTCCAGTGCTGCGGCGTTGAGGGTGGATTCTTGGCGAGCCTGCTGAACAACTTCTGTGGCAGAGCGGGCCTGTCCATCTGGAGTGGCCTGACGCGAGCGATAGCTTCCAGTGTTGTTCTGTAATACTTGGCTCATAAGATTGTAAACAGGAAGACCCTGAGTAGCAATCGAAGGAGGCTGAAGTTGGATCGGGGTCAATCCGCTGGGGATGAATGTATAAGGCCCGACCTCAATGTATTGAAAGTCTTGGATGGCCTCGGCGTCACCCTGTAATTGAATAAGTCCTGCCGTGATGGCGGCTTGGGCCGACTGACAAAGAACCCTGTTAGAAATCTGGATCTGATTGTAGATCTTTTGCTTGAGTCCGCGAATCGTGTGGAATGTTCCCTGTCCCACTCCGTAGGTGAAGATGACAAAGCACTGGTTCACATTTCCATAGCGGGAATAACGCTCGTAGAGGAAGTCCGAAGAATCACGGGAACCAATAAGCTGGGTAAATTTGCCGTCGAATTCACGGTTGTAGCCATAGATTAGCTGTGCGCGGTGGTAGGCAGATTCCCCAGCATAGAGGTCATTCTCTTTAATCTCGCGTTCAAAATCTTCCCAGTGGGCGGTGTAGTTCTTCCACTGATCCCGCTTGGTCGAGGCTTTCCAAATGGCCTGCTTGACCGCATTGAGATTCCAGCCAAGTTCTTTCGCGGCTTTAGGATTGCGGATGTATCGATAAAGCTCGCTTACGCTCATGGAGCGTTGGACGATAGCTACTTCAATAGATTCATCTGATACCTTGGTATCGCGAGCTACCTTAAAATCCTTGAGTCCGCAAGGTTCCCAGAAGATGGAGCGTTCGTCAGGCCACATGGCAACCCCAACCCCGTCACCCACAAACTCACGGGAAAGAAGTTGCATATTATAGGCATGGTCGCTCCATTCTTTGAGCATCCAGTCAAATTCTTCAGAGATGATCTCGGAGTCTTCATTGGAGTCTCCTTGATAGGAGTCCATGACTACGTTGGCAATGCGCGGCACCCCGTTTTGGAGTTCGATATACGGGGCCAAGGCGGCTTCCATGATGGCATTGGCTTCCCCGAAGTTGGCATTGACCACATGGGTCAGTCCCTTGGACTTCAGTTCTTCTGCATCGTAGGGGGCCTCGCCGTTGACCAAGGCTTGCGCCCGCGCCCGAAGATACGCCGCATCCTCATCTTGTTCGATATACTTGTTAGCGATTGCAACAAGGCTATCGGATGATTTGATGCGTTTTTTCGGTGGAGATCCTACCTCAGTCAGGTTTTCCAGTTGCGCGTTTCCGTCTTGATTAGCCATTAATAATAAGTAGGTTAAATTGTTTCGGGATTTAAGTCAAAGACTATTGCGTCCATCCCGTAATAATCCCATTGCTTATGGTAACGGTATTAGTGGTGTAATTGGTTCCATTATAAGAAACAAAAACACGGTTAGTTGACAGACCGCCGCCAAGTCCCATTTCTTCGCGACTGTAAATTTGTTTCCACCTATTAGTGAATGTTGTAGATGCTGGGTTTACCAATACCCACGTTTTTGATTGTTGGGGAGGAATCGTTGTAATAGTGCTTCCTTGAAATCTTAAAAAATTAATGTTGTTAGAAGTGCTGTTGTTACGAATTGTAAATTGGTATCCATTTGGAAATATTGTTTGATTTCCTTGTTCCATTAATGATGTGTTTAAAACATTTCTATTTGTTTCTAGCGGATTAATTTCATAATAGGCATTCCTATTGGTATTCAACAACGGATAATTGTTGGAAATAGAAACATTGGTCACGAGTGGCAATGATGCACCATCAACCACATTGCTAATATTCATTTCTTGAGAAGAAACCGATGGTATAAATTGCAATTCGTAAATATTTGTTTTTCCATCTATTGCAATAATTTTTCCGTCAATTTCTGCCATTCCTTGCAATCTATCGGTTGCTCCAAATTTTCCCGTGTAATAAGTGGTTTTATTTGAATTGTTTAAATTATATTGATAAATTTCACCATCTCCAAAAAAATACACATTGCCATTTGTGCTATAAACTCCGCTATACGAAAAATTACCCATATTTATAAAATCATGGTTAGTTAAATTATAAGCCCCACTAGGATTGCCAGAAACAAATGCGTAATTTTCATTTACACCAATAACATTATAAATCAAATTGGTTGTTGAGGTTCTGGTTGCTGAAAAGTTTGAAAGTGCAATTGTCCAAAAAACAGAATTAGATCCACTTAGTCCCGTCATTGCTCCCGCCAAAATTGTTCCAGCGGGATTGGTTTCCATGCGATAGATTGCAGCCGTATTAGCATTTGTGGGCGCTACGGTAACAACATCTACTTGTACATCATTGGTTAAATTGATTTTACTAATAGCCTCTGATGAAGGGGCACCACCTTTAGAGACATACATAAATGCACCAACTATCAAAGCTGGTCTATGCTGGGCTCCAGCATTTGTTGAAATAATACTTACAGAATAATTGGTCGGATTAATTCCAATAACTCGGTCATTCCTGCCACTAGCATACATGACATTGCGTTCAGAATTATATCTATAACCTCCATGTGCGGCATTGGCGTTTGTTATTATTAAATTTGTCTGCTGCGAAAGATTAAAAACATTGCTAAAGACAGCTAAAGAAACGGAATTATTAGTTGTTGGATCGGAATTTGCCAACCAAAGCCTGCCTTGTGGTGTCACTCCAGCATAAGTGTCTGGTATTGGAGTCCAACTGGTTTGCTGTGGATAAGTAACATCGTGACGGCGGGTAACAAATTGAAGAAATCCATTGGTTTGTCCAAAAGCATTGGTTCCAATAAACTCCTGAACATTTGTGGAAATTGGAGCCTGTTGCCAAAAATTTGTTGGAAAAACAACTCCACCATTTGTGTTAACCATGACAGTTTGCTTCTGTCCGTAAGACGCCGAAACTAAAGCAAGTAAAATAATTAGAAAATATTTCATGGCACAATTTCCTCTATAAGTTGTCCTTCAGTTCCAGCCCTGTATCTGTGACGGACTCCATTAGAATCCCGAAAAATAATACCCTTGGAAGCATCGGTAATCTCTATATCTGAACCCCCAACCTTCTGTGCCGCCCCAACAATACGGCTATCATTACCTTCCGCATAGGTTCCTGCGGTGGTTCCTGCCACTACGGGCTGGGGGTAATATGCGGAGAGTAAGGCCATTTCTATTTAGTATATTTGGATTCGGGGTTCTAGGCGACTATTATGTTTCGGGGTTTCAGGGTTCGGGGTTCGGGCTGTTGAGATCCTGAACCGCTTCGCTTGAAGCCTCTTCAAACGATGCCGCAGGGCTTCCGAAGTTGGCCGCAGGCGCGGGCGTTGGATTCATCGCCCAGCCCAGCATCACGGATTCCAGCCATGTCTTGCAGGCGGTCATTTTCGCGCCGAGGGGCCTGCCTGCTTGGAGCAATGCCATCTCAAAACGCTGGAGGGCGAGCGTCTGGTAGGGAGAGAAGTATTGGCTGACAGCCTCTTCTGCGGTCATCGTCGCCACAGGCGGCACACTCCAAGCCCCATCCTGCCACACGGCATTTGGTGACGGCGGTTCGGGGACTACAGCCCAATCAAAACGCTTGGGATTGTCGGCAAGCTGCCACGAGGCCATCTGCTCGCCAAGGTCGCGGACATCGTTGGGGTCGCTGATTCGGTAGTAGAGATTAGGCATAAACGCGGGGATGGTTGGCGACTGTCGCGCTGTTGTTGTTGGCGATGGTCAAGCCGCCGCGCACATCTTGGAGGTCGCGGATTAAGGGCGCGTAGAAGACAAGAGACTGCGGACGCACCTTGTCGCAGGTCATGCCAGCCGAAAGTGACTTAATCTCATCGGCGGTGAGGGCGGCTGACCAGACCCCGACTTCGGCCAATAATCCAGACCAAGTCGCTGCCGCTGATGTGTTATTCGTAAGGTTTGCGCCTATATGGATGTTGGCAACAGTGGGAGGCGAGTATGATGTGGTATTTGAAGCAGACGTTGAGTGATTCAAATATACTGTTCTTGAGGTAGTGGATTCAAATACTCCAGCGCCATGATTCCACACTTGATTGCTTACCGTTCCCGAGGCTGTCTCGGCTTGAACGGAAGTTGTTGCTCCGCCAAATCCGCCTCCGCTTAATGAAATGGCCCGCAAAACTTGAGCGCCTGAGGGTATAACAAGACGATACACTTCTCCGCCAGCCAGAGCCGTGTTTCCTATTTGAGCAATGACTCTTTGCGCTGTTGATACATTAGAATTAAACCATGCAGCGATTGTTAATGGCATACTGGTCACAGGCGTGGAAGCTGTGGACAAATACTGACTGCTCGCGGCTGTAAAATTGTAAGCCATTACGCCGCGCTCCTTAACTCAACTGCGACCAACTCAATGTCCCCACTGGCTGAATCTGCGGCGTCTGCTCCGAGCCGTTGCACCCGCAAACGGAACAAGTCGCCAGCCGTGATGCCGTCGATGGCCGTGCAAGTGATGCTGCCCACGGCGACCACACCAGAGGTTGAGGCAACCGCAACTGTGGCAGCGGTGGCCGTGTCGAAAGAATCGCTGTCGAGGTCGGTCGTGCAACGCTCAAAGGCGACACTCCAGCGCACGTTGCCGCTGGTGGCCGTGGTTGCCATGAAGTCGAGATTGACGATCAAGCCGCTGCCGAGTGATGCGCCTTCGGGCATGATGCCGACGAAGACAGCAGATTCGGTCGAGGCGTCATCGAAGTCGAGGACGGCGATGCTGTTGCGGGTGTCGAGAGTGGCGAAGCTGGTCGATGGCGGCTGGTTGTGTTCGGCAGTGAAGACGGCGTAGGTCTTCGTGCCGCCAGATCCTCCTCCAGATGCCGCCGCAAATGTTACCCCGCCCGATCCATTGGCCGTCAGCACATGGCCGTTGGTCGCGCCTGTGGCGGCGAGGGAGGTTAGTTCGTGGGAATGGTTGCCAGTGGCAACCGTGCCTGCGGTTGTGCCCGTGTTGAGTGTGGCGCTGTTGCCGAGGGTCGGTTTGTTAAGAATCTGCGCGTCACCGCTCGATGCGTTCCAGTCGGCGTTGACGTTTACTTCCGCGCCCGAAGCAATTCCGTCCAGCTTGGTCTTGTCCGCCGTGGACATGAAGCCAGCGACAGACTGTGTGGCGTCCGAGTGCGTGTGCGAGCTTGCCGCCGCGCCGACATCGGAGGGTGTGCCGTAGGCGAGCTTGTTGCTGGTGTTGTTCCAGTAAACAATCCGATCCGCGCCCGCGTCATCGGCAGAAATTGCGCCCGAAGAGACGGAAAGAACATCTGCGGCGGTTGTTTCGATTGAGACGGTGTCGCCGCCTCCTCCAGTTGCCGCTTCCCATGCTGCCCCGCCAGCGCCGTCAGCGGTCAGGACGTAGCCATCTGCTGCGACTCCGCTGCCGAACTGGTCGGCGTTGTCGGTTGTGAGAGCAAGGGTTCCGTTTGCGTTTGGAAGATCGTAGGTTCGGTTGGCAGAGAGTTTGTCCTGCGCCTCGAACGTGGCGACAAAGTTGTTTTCGGCGTCTTTTGTGCTGATGTTGCCGTCGACCAAAAACTTTTTGCCCCACGAACTGGTGGAGGCCGTTCCATTCGGCGTTGCGTAGCCTGTGTTGCCAATGAGAACGTCACCATTATCCGAGATGGAAACGATGTTTTGCTGGTTAGGATTGCTCCAAAAATTGACTACACCGTTGTTTTTGTAAAATCCGCCATGCTTGGTCGGGTCTGTCGATGCTGCGCGGTCAGCAAATCCAAAAAATGCGCTGCTGCCAGCAAAAACAACTTCTCCAGCCGCAGTAGAGGCAATGATTGGATTGCCTGCGCTTGGGGCAATTTCAAATTCCGCGCCAGACCCAGCAATGCTGGTGCCGTTGGATTTGATGGAATAGGTGCCGCCATTGCTGATCGTTAGTTTTTCAAATGTTGGCGAGTTGGTGGTGTTGAGGTCTTGGTCGTAAATCGGATCGCTTCCGCCAGCAATGCCAGCAACCCCGCCCGAAAGCGTAAGCGAGTCGCCATCTTCGGGAACTTGCCCGCCATCGCCTTCTTGTCGCGTTGCTTGGTTTGACGGATTGGCTGTGTTCCAAGCGGCCAGCACGGTATCCACATCGTCCACGCCATCGAAGGTCAGCGTGATGCTGTTGCCCGCCGTGCCTGCGGTGTTGGCCGTGATGGTTACTTCTTCCGAAAAAGTTTCATTGTCTCCGATGCCTGTGTAGCTGGCGGCAATGGCGGGTGTGCCTGCGAGGTGACTTGCGGCGTGCGTGCTTGGCGTCCTCGCATCACTCAATCGCGCATCATTCCCCTCGCAGGCCGTGCCAGCCGAAGATCCGTAGCTTACTGCGAGTGTTCTATTGGCTGTGAGGTCGCCTCCGCCAGCGAGTCCTGTTCCCGCGCTAATTGTTCGGCTTGTCGGAACGCCTCCGATATTTGTAAGTGCGGTTGCGGGGTTGGCCACATCACTGAGATTGTTAACCTCTAGAAGTGCCCCTTGTGCCGTCAAAAGCCCGCCAACATTGATCGTCCAAGCTGTAAATGGCCCACCAGTTCCTTCGACAGCCTCCACATTGACTACCAGCGTTGTTCCAGAGTAGCTTGTAACCACTCCATGCATATGTTTATTTGTGGGGTCTAGATCATAGACAATCGTAACGTCTTGTGTCGGGCTGTAGCTAAGTCCCGACTGTACAGTAAATGTCTTGGAACCAGAAGTAAGAGAATGAGACGATGTGCTGGTTGTTAGGTATCGGTCTCCGCGATTTGCCAGCGTAAATGCCGTAGTGGCAATCTGAGTAGTATTTGTTCCAGCAGATGCTGTCGGGGCTGTCGGGGTTCCCGTGAGCGCAGGGGATTCCAGATTGGCCTTGAGATCTAACGCAGTCTGGGTAGCGGTGCTGATGGGCTTATTCGCATCGCTTGTATTGTCCACATTGCCAAGTCCAACGTCTGATTTCGTAGCGGACGCACCCGTGGTAACTCGTCCTTTGGTATCTACAGTGACTTTAGTATAGGTTCCCGCGCCAACCCCTGAAGTAGTTAAGGTGGGATTGGGATAGGTTCCTGTAAGGTCTCCTCCTGCGGGGCCGCTTGGTGCGGTAGAAATGGTTCCCCATTCGGGAGCGGTGGCTCCGCTATTTACTTTAAGAACCTGTCCTGCCGTGCCAATTGGGAGTCGGGCGTTGACCCCAACCCCGCGATAAAGCATGTCACCTTGGGTTGTGAGGACTGTTTCTCCTCCGCCGCCAGAAGTTCCATAGCGAGGCAACACTTGCCATCCTCTTGTTGCTCCAGTGTAGATTAGTGTAAAATACGCGCCTTTTACATTGCAGATAAGATCTTCTGCCAAGCTTTCGATGGGTTGTCCGTTTCGGGCGATGGTCAGGTTATTTGTATCGAATGTGTCGGAGTAATCAAAGATGTCCACCGCATCGCCAGCACTTGGATTGGCTGGAAGTGTCAGAGTAAAACTTCCACCAGCAGTATTGGCGGCAATAAGATCTGCCGTTTGGAGAGTCGTATTAGACGAAACTACAGTATAGTTGATATCGGGTTGCGGGCCAGTTGGCCCCACAGGGCCGCGCTCCACGATCTCAATAATCTCTACTTCTCTCTCTGTTACCTCAATGACTTCTTGGCTCATCGGGCAATCTCCTGATAGACCTTGGCCTTACCAGTGGCGAATGCGATGTAGGTATAGCCTTGGTAGAGTTCTATTTCGTAGACGTTGTCGCCTGCTGTGAGGTTTGCGGCCTGCGTGGCGGTGATTTCTATTTCGATAGTACCAGCGGTTCCTCCAAGCGTAATCCCGCTTCCAGAGGTCAATGTGAGCAAAGTAGCACTATCTTTGGCGCACTCACGAATCACCATATTTGCCCCGTAGCCCGTAAGATTCACTGGGACATTGGACTTTCCCTTACAGGACTTGGTCAGATAACGAAACTTCGCCGTCCATGTTTTTCCTTGGACGATTTCGATATCTCTCTCAAGTCTCCAGTAGTTGGTCATTAGGGAATCGGGGTTGCGGCGTTGGTCAAGATTCCGTTAGAAAAATAAAGCCTCATTCCATCATTGTTATTAAGTTTAATATCAAGATTAGTTGTAACTCCACTGCCAAGTCCTAAATTAGTTCTGGTAATAGCTGCATTGGTTGTTGCGGCTGCGCCCTGAAACGTAATTGGATAGTAAACGCCAAATCCAATGGTGTTTGTATCATCAATAATCCAAATTGTATTTCCGTCTTGAGCCGCTGTTAGTCTTCCAGAAGAAACTCCACCAGCATAAAAACCAACATTGTTTGTTCCGAATCTGATTGATGTATTCGTCGCTTCACCCAAAGAGGCGCTATTAATTATTAAAGAACCAAACGTAACAGCATTTGTTCCTCCAAGGCCGAGGTTGGTTCGATTGACTCCAGCACTAGCACTTAGTGTGAATGTGTTTGTGCCTTCTGTTAACAATATGGCTTGAAATTCTGGCTCACTTGTTTCACCGAGGCCGAGGTTGGTGCGTGTGGTTGCAGCGGTATTGATTCCGTTAAACAGAATTGGAACATTGACTTGAACTTGATTTGTTGCCCACTCAAGAGCGGAAGTTGTTCCAACACTTAAAATAAAATTTTCCAAATCAATGGCCCTGTTTCCAACACTGTCGTAAATTTCTTGTGCAGAAACAGTCGCAAAGGAAACGCCATTGGCAGAACCCAACCCAATAGCCGTGCGGAAATTTGTGACGTTTGTGTTGGTGAGCCAAGTTGCGCCAATTCCCAAATTAGTTCTGCTCGCCGCCGCATTGGCTGATGCATTGGTTCCTGAAAAATAGATAGGCTCAATGTAGGAGATGTTATCGGCCAGTCTCCATGCTCCGCTGCGATATATCAACAAAACCGTTTCATCAAGTTGGTTGAGAGTAATTAGATTGGTTGCTGCGCCCAATTGCCTAATGGCTGTTACCGCATTGGTTGTTTGGGCCAAATGGGTAATAGTTGCCCTATCTCCTTCAAATGTGGTTGCGGGGTTCGTGGGTAATGTCACCGTATTGGTAACCCCAGATACCGAAGCAGAAAGACTGAACAGGAAAAGATTGCGGCTATTTGTTGCGGAATTTGTTGATGTTCCAGTAATATTGGTCTGATATTGGACAGTGGTGGCAATCGGCGCTCCTTGCCAGAAATTGGTCGGACTTACCACATCTCCATTGGTGTTGACAGAAACAAGGCCAGTTCCAGAATTTGTATTTGTTAGTGCTGACCATCCAAGCCCAAGATTTGTTCTCGTTATATCTGGTAATGTAAATGTTGGGGCAACATCAAAATTTAATATTCCAAAACCACTATTAGCGGTAAATAAATTAGTGCCACTTGCACGAAAACTAATTTGATCATAAGAGCCGCCAACATATAAACCAGTGTCATTTGTTCCAAATTGCAATCCAAGAGCGCCAGAAGCAAAAGGATTTAGTACTATCTTTTTGAAAGTTGGACTGTTTGTTTCTCCCAATCCAAGATTTGTTCTTGCTGTTGCGGCGTTGGTGGCTCCAGTTCCACCCGAAGTTAACGCAAGTGTTCCAGAAATATTGGTAAAATTTACAGTAGAAATATTAGAGGCGGGGATTATTCCAACCAAATTTGTGGCCTGTAAATTGATCAATGAGCCGCCATTGTTGGTGGAAAGATTTGTCAACGCCGAAGAAGCTGGCTGGAATGCTGTTGTGGGATTGGTGGCTGCGCTTCCAAGACCAAGACCAGAACGAGCATTAGAAGCATCGGCGCTCCAAAAATTGGTTGGTTGAACCACCGTGTTGTTGGTTCCAACCAAAACATTTCGTGTTTGCCCGAAACCAGAAACAACCAAGGCTCCGCCGATAATAAGTGAGAGGATATATTTCATTTTACATTAATCGTTTCCAAACACGCTTTGTTCCAGTTTGGTTGTCATAATCATTTGGGCGGATGACGAATGGCTCATTTTCGGCGTCAGTCCCATTGGTTAGTTGATAGATAGCTGGAACTCCCCCAATAACAACAAACACAACAATGCCAACCGCATAGGTTCCGCTAACAGTATTGAGTGAATCAAGATCCGTAGCTGCACCACCAGTGAGTCCAGTGATGGACGGCTCAACACGAAGGATATTGATGCTGGGAGTATTAATCGGAGTCGAAGAAACGCCGATAACACTGGAAGAAGGAATAGGAATACAAATTTTGCTCATTTATCGGGTAACCTCTGGTGAAATGATAACATTACCTTGCAAGATTCGGGTTGTGACGGCCCCTGTTGTAAGCTCAAGGTCATATACGGCTTTATCGCAGACGGAGAGGGAGGCGGTGTCGGACGCCGAAATAGATAGTCTAATAGATCCTGTATTTTCATTCAAAACGATTCTACCATTGGTAGTTGATAATTCAAGGATTAGTGCTTTGGATTCGGGCTTTGACCGAATATGCATCTTGGCTGTATAGCCAGCAAGATCCACGGGAGCAGAAGGTTCTCCTGTCTCGTAAAACAATGTTTGATTGAAAGTGGCACCTTGAAAAATACAGATATCCGCTTCCGCAATCGGTAGTTGAGCCATAAATGGCAAATAGAATCTACCAATTCTTCTTTATAGTCAAGGCTTGTTTGAGTTTTTTAAACGTCTCCTTGTTGAGCCGTTTCTTTTCCTCAATCGCTTCACTACCCGCCATCGCCCCAAATACTTTACGGGCCACAAAAAGTCCTACTGCAAATGAGTCGAATAAGTCAGGCGATTTCCCGATTCGCTTCTTCATGTCTGTCTTGGACTCAATAATAATCTTCCGAGTCCTTCGTACATACTTTCTTTGAGTCATTTCCCATGCAAGATCGGGGGTAATTCCTTTGAGTTGTTCGCATTCTAGGAAGTATCGGGCAGCAAAACAGAGTTCCGAGGCCATGTTGTGGAACAATTCCTTGCCGACTTGGGGTTTTCCCGTGACCTCATTCCTCATGGCGTATTGGGCGCTAACGGGTAAATCAGACGCCGCCCCTGCAAAACTTACTGCATGCCAACCCTTTAGGAGTTCTCGCTCTCCAATAGACCAAAAGATACCACCCGCCGAAGCATCAACCCCCATCCATTGATTTGGTATTCCCAATTTGACCGAAAGATCGTGAATTTGCTGGATCATCTCATATTGAAAGTCTTCCTGAGATCCAGCCCTTCTGTTGAGAACATACTGTTTCTCTACTGCTATCGCCCATTTCCCACTTATCAGCTTCCCATACTTCATGTGGGTAAAGACGAAACGGTCTCCACCTTCGGTGTAGCTGGGATCAATCCCTGCTATATCTTTCGGGGTTCCGTCCCATATTGGTTTTTCAAGTGCCCCGTGACGGGCCAGCAAGATATCTGATACAATCGTGGAGTCATCGGCATCTGCGGGAGGCCAGAAGCCCCGAAATTTTCTCCAATACTGTGGGTTAAGTTCTCCAAGTTCCTTCTTGGCCAATGTTACATCGTTGGGCTTGGGTAGGAATGGGTAGCGGAGTCCTTTGCCAGCATCGAAGGATTGTTGGTTGGGGTTGTCGTTTTCTGAATCAAACCTGATGCATACCCCCTCAATACCAGCCACTCGTATCTTCCAGTTTGGGGTTTGCTCGTCCACGCTCATCCACCCCTTGATGGGTTCGCAGAACTTCCCGTGGGGGTCGAAGATGGATGATGGGTTGCCAGCGCCAACAATGTAGAGTTCTTGTGCGCCCTTAAACCCCCATACCGCCTCGTTAATTACGGAAGCCGAGCAGTCTTGTAACTCGTCTATTATCAACACAATACGACGATTTTTCTTACCCTGAAGTCGTTTTTGGGCATCATCTTTGTATTCGTCGCCAGCCGCAAGAAGCATGATTGATGATGCATCACTCACGCCAGTTTCGGGATCGATAACAGCCCCCTCTTCATCAGAAAGCTTGATGATGTCCATGGACTCAATAAGCCTTCCAGAGGCCAATCCCATGTTTCGGGCTTCGCGATACATCTTGACCAATGCCGCCCAGATACGCTGCTTGGCGTCAATCTTGGACGTAGATACCACAATACACATCGTATTAATTGGATCACAAAACCAGTTAACCAAGGCAAATGCCGCCATCCCATAGGATTTACCAGAATCCGTACCACCAGCCAGACCTGTTACGCTTCGGACAAATCGGTTGCCAGTCGCCTCGTCCACCTCATAGGTATTTGTGCAAAATGCCTGTGCGCTAAGTTCCGCCCATCGATGCCATTGAAAGGTAGGCCAGATAGCTGAAACAATATTGCGATAATGACGAGCCTTGCCAAGTCCACCCTCTTCTGGTGTTAGCCCCTGCAAGAATGCATCCATTTCAATACGAATTGGTGTAATAGCTTGTCCATCCTTGGGTAGCCATAGCCTTCCGTATTTTTCTATCCCCTGATCAACTGTTGCCATTTATGAAATTTATACTACACTAATCGCAATGGAGAAAAAGCGCAAGGTTGCAGAACGGGATTGGGATGCGCCCGAAAACCGACTTAAAAAACAAAACGCATTTCGTCTTTATGCCGCTGGCAGGGATTTGCCAGAAGTAATGAAAGCTTTGGAAACCAAGCACAAGGCCACGCTTGAGAAAATGATCTATAGCGAAAAGTGGGACGAGTATGCCAAGATCTGGCAGGAAAATCCCGAAAAAGAAAACCTCTATCCTTGGGACAAAGAGCGCCCAGTAGCCTTGATTCCGCCTCCAGCCAAAATGGAAGAAATGGACAGAAGGCGAAGACTTGAATGCATCAAGGGCTTCTCCATGTATTGCTCTGGACGAACCTTGCGGGATATTGCCGAAGAACTAAAGGTTAGCGAGTCTACCGTTTGCTTATGGCGCGATACCCAGCGATGGATTCAGTGTCGCGAAAGATTGGTCAATGAGCAGTCTCCAGCCCCTTGGGAGGATGACGGAGTTCCAACCTTGATGTCTGAAATCACGGCTTCCTTGGAAACCATGAAGAAGTCTATAAAGTTTTTGACTGGAAAAGTATTGGTCAAGGCTGCTGACGCCGCGCAAGATCTGGATGGTATGGAAGCTCTTGGAATGATGAGAAACATCAAACAGCTTGCAGAAGCCGCATCGATCAACTTCTCTGAAGGCCCGAATCAACAAAATGCAATTCAGATAAATATTGCAACAAAGCTAGAGTCCATGAAGATTCCCGAAAACTCAACCTATGAAGCAGAGCTTGTAATTAATGAATAGTCCGAGATTCTGCTATTCCAGTAAAACCAGCGTACCACCACAGGGTTGGTGGGTTAAGTGTCCAATCGTAAACGAACCAGTTTATGGAGGCGACTTTTGGGATATGGTTGGAAACTGTGAAAAGCTTTTGGTTTCCAAGGAAATTACACCACCCACAGATTTTGTGTCACAAATAGAACACAATCTTTGTGAAAGAATGGCTGGAAATACAAACTGCGTTCCCTGCTCTCAGGAGAAACAAAAACTTGGTTTTTCCGAGATTGTTCGGTGGGTTAGGGCCATGTATCAATTCGCGGTTAACGGAAAGTTTGAGCTTGTGCCGCAAGAAGAGGCGGAAAGACGGGCCCAAATTTGTGCAGCATGTCCACATCAAATTGCCACAACTGGATGCTGGGGATGCAAGGGCATTGCTGGAATGCTTCCGCATATCGCAGGAGCCAGAAAGACCTCATACGATTTGCAACTCAAGGCTTGTGGAATTTGCGGTTGCTACAATGCTGTAAGCGTCCACCTACCCGTTGATGTTCAGGGCGGGGAAAATCTAGAATTTCCAGACTTTTGCTGGAAGTCTAAGCCGCCTCAAATCGGGTAATCGCCTTGTTGAATATCATGTTGGCCACACCTGTCGGGCCTTCACGATGCTTTGCCACAATGAATTCCATGGTGGGATTTTGGCCATGATCAGCAGCCTCTTCGCTGTGGAGCATGATTACAATGTCCGCATCCATCTCAATTGCACTTGATCCCTTAAGATCGGCCAAGCTTGGGCGTCCTCCGCGCTTGTCGGGGTCACGATTAAGTTGGGCCAAAACAAGAACTGGAACCTTAAGTGTCTTTGCAAGATCCTTGATGCCGCCACTAATCTCTTCCACCTCGCACACGCGATTTTCTTTTCCACGCCGACTATCTCCCCTGACAAGCTGAAGATAATCGATAATGATGAGATCGAGCGGTTCCCGCTGATGGGCGCGACGAGCAACGGCCTTTAGGTAGCCAATTGATTTGGCGGAGCTATCGTCACACAGAATCTTGGACTGCTGGATCTCTGTTGTGGCCTGTGCCAAGGCTTTCTTTTGTTGCGGGGTTACCGTCCTCGCGAGAATGTCTGCGGCTCGCACACGCGCACGGGAGCGGATAAGACGCTCCATCAGGGCAACGCTGGTCATCTCCAAAGAGAATACCAACACTCGTTTTTGTTCATTAAGAGCCACATGCTCTGCAATCTGCATGGCGCTGGATGTCTTTCCGACTGCTGGACGGGCAGCAACCACAACCATGTCTCCTCCACGCATTCCAAAAATCAGCAAATCATCTACTGGAGTCAATCCAGTACGGATGCCGACACAGGGCTTCCCAGCAATCGTTGATTCAATATTCTGGGCAGCGCGGTCTAGGGCGTTGACAATGGAGAGCTTGTTTCCGTCATCAATCTCATAATCGGCTCGCATTACCGTGGTTTCCGACCAGTTCTTGAGTTCCTCGACCTTTAGTTCGCGGTCTCTGGCCTTGTGAACCATGTCATTGGCCAAGTATTCCAACGACCTTCTGTATCGGGCTTCTTCCAGCTTCGGATAGTAACGCTTCCAGTTGTTGTGGGCTACACACGAAGTTGCCACTTCTGCAATCTTCTGTTCACCACCAATGATATCGTATTCGTTGGCCGCTTCGATTTCCGACTTAACATTTATGATGTCGGCTTGCATCCCCTTGGCGATAGCCCGCATGATCGCCCGAAAGATGATCTTATTCTCCTGTAGGTAGAAATGATCTTCCTTAATTGATAGAAGGATCTCGCGTTGATCCTCTGTCGGCGCATGGCAGAGGCAGGAAAGGATTGCAGTTTCAGCCGAGGGTTCGTGAATGACTTCGTGCATAGGAAGCGTTAGACAGCCGATTGGGCTTTTCGTTCACGCTTTCTTTCCAAAATTGCCATCATGGCCTCGCGCCTGCGCTGGCGCTCTTTTTCGCTGATTTTTCTCTTTTTTTTCTTAGTAGCTTTTGCTATACTTTTTATTTCGATGGGAGATTTTGTTACCTCTGTTTTTGCCTCTGTAGTTTCTTCGTTTGTAACAAAGTGGTTGATGGCCATGCGGTGGAGCGAGCCGTCCTTACACCCGTGGATTACCACGGCTTGGCTGGAGATAATTCGGTCTGGGCAAGTAACCCCCTGAACCGCTTGAGCCTCTGGATCTGCGGCAAAGAATACAATCTTTCCGTCTTTCCATTGATAATTGACGCTTTTCCAGTAGGTGCGAATGAGTGGGGTGTCCCGCCCAATAGCCATGAAGTCCCAGCGGCACCTCACATCCCAAGGCTCTGGAATGTTCCCTGAGTTTTTGTAAGCCAAGTTATATGTAGATAGCGATTGGGCCGAGGGACAAAAATCCAAAAAGTTTGGCGGATATACGGCGCTTCCAACAATCATCTTGTAGATATTCCTTCCGTTGGACGCCATTCCTCCTTCGTATTTGTGGCCCAGAATGCCCAATTGCTTGTGGTATTCCGCATCCAAGTCATCCACCCATCCAACCTTCATTGGGACGCAGTCTGGCTCCCAGAAATAAAACGGGACGATTGTCGAATACATGACTGCTGCAACATCAGCAAACATCTGGTTTGGGCCAAGCGGCCAGCCATCAAACCCATCCTGAACAAACAATTGCTCAACTTCTTGAAAAGACTTCTTTAATTCTTGGATGATAAAGTTGCAATTTTTGGTGTCTTGCTTGGTGCAGACATAAGCCTTGTGACGCATATTGACTCCCATGGCGGTAATCGCCTTGGCAGACTCCATCGCCAGTTCGGCATCCCCCTTGTGATAGGCAAAGACTATGTTCATTGTGCGTCGAAGTTCATCGGCCAGCTTGGATGAATCGGATCTTCCAGTCGAATGCGGACGTTGCGCTTTCCAGCCTTTGTTAGCTGGTCGGCCTGAAGAGTTGCCGCTTCGTGACTCAGTCCAAACCCATGAAGTTCGACAACATTGTCTCCATGGCACACAATGAATGTTTTGGTTTTATCGCTCATTTTTTCTTTTTCTTGGTTTCTGCTTGGTTGATGTACTTTTCAAAAAGTTTGCAGCAATCTCTGGCCATCTCGATTTCTGATTCTGGGTCGAAGAAGTAACCGCCGCGTTCAGCGTAGAGTGCTTCCATCGGCATGGGGCTTCCTCTGCGGAAGCGTGGGCCAACCACGAATGGGGAAACGGAGTCTTCATTGATAACAGTTAATACTACTTTGAATCTGGCCATGGACTCCAATACTTAATCACACGCTCAAGTATATGTCCAACACCACTCCATCCATGGTGGGGATGGTAGTGGCAGGCCCACTTTAACGGTGGATTTGACTCGTCGTTTTTAATGAGATAGATTCCCTCTCTGTCGGGCTTCATCTGGTTGTAATCATTCCAAGTGATCATAGTAGGTATGACAAGAAAAACTCCACTCCGTTCAAAAACTCCACTAAAAAGAACGCAAAGCCTCAAGCGCAGCGGAAGGTTGCGGTATGCATCCCCCAAGCGCCAGCGCGAATACAATGAGTATGCAAAGGTTAAGAAAGCTTACTTGGCATTGCATCCAATGTGCGAGAAATGCAAAAAGACGAAGAGTCAGGACATTCATCACAAGGCAGGACGAAATGGGCGCTACCTTTGCGACTACAGTCTGTTTGCCGCGCTTTGCAGGGATTGCCATGATTGGTGCCATCAGAATGGACGAGAGGCCCGTAAACAGGGTTGGGTTATTGATACAATTCATGTTCCTCAAGATCGGGAGGAAGAACCTTCATAAGTTCAATTTCATAACCAAAGTCAGGTTCGTACTGGCGAATAATTGGATTCCAGATTTTGCCCTTGGGGGCCGTCCAGTTGCGAAAAGCATCTACGGCATTAACCCAGCTTGTTTCTAGTGGGGCATTCCATTCTCTTTCTGGTGGGAAATTCCAAGGATAGGGACGAGGTGGATAAGAAACACAACCACTTGCAATAAGTAGCGCGATTCCTATCCCTGCTCTTTGAAGTCGTAAAACCATAGCTCCTCCTCGCTTTCACTGACCCAACGGCTCCCAGTGTGTTCACAACTAAACTCTTGGCTGAATACTTTCCAGTCGGGCTTTTGCGGAAACTTCTTGGCAATAAACGATCCTCCATCCATCCATAACACGCGATTGTTGGGCTGGATGAAGTATTGCCCATTACCCGCAAATACATGACCACAGTTGTGCGCTATCACGCCATCTGCAATGTACGAGTGATCGTCCTCAACTGAAAGATCATAAAGAAGGGCGGTGCCAAAATCTTCTAAAGATTTTATCTTAGAAGTAATTCTACCATCAGCATATTTTGTGAAGGTATTTTGTTTTTTGTCAATCATCCACCTTACGGAATATCTCGGCTTACACTTGTAGGTGGTTTTGTGAATTTTGCATAAATCGTTATCTCTGTCGCGATAATAGATTTTGGGATAATATCCACAAACCCGAAGAAGCATCGCTACTCCAATAGCAAGTTTTTTAGAAACACTGGTTATTGATCTTTCATTGGTGTCTTTTGTTATAGAACCGTCAGAAAGAAAATATCCATAGATGAAATCCTCAATCAGGCTTTTGTCTAAAGAATAAATCCAGTTTGGAATTCTTTTTGCCCAAGAGTATCTACCAAAATTGTCTGAAATCCATTCAGCCAATTGTTTGTTTTCCATGTAATAATTATAGCAGTTTCCAGAAACCTGTTGGCGCGTTTTTGTTTTGAAAAACAAATCAATGTCTTTTTCAAGAGATTCTTCCTCTTGAGCATTACAAGAAACAATGATTCTGTTGACCAACTCTCCCTTTGGTCTTCCCGATTTTTGCGAGTAATTAATACAACCATCGCCAACCCACCTCCCAAGAAACCGCATGAAATCTCCATTGATTTCTAGAGGACAATCAATGGGGCGACTAAGAGGTAATTGCGGCGATGCAAGAGTCACGCATCCTGCATTTTGAACTTGCTCCCATCCTAGTGTTGTTAAAATTTTATGTTCTTTTGTTGTTATAAAGTTGGCAATTCCAGCAGCTTTCACGGAAACCGAATCGCCAACTCTTTTATGAATAGCGGCCACACGCTTCCATCTACCTTTGTGTGTCCAAACATAATCCCCAACCTCAACTTCTTTAATTGGGTAAAGCCCATCTTTGCAAAGAATCATTGTGTCCTCGCCAAAGCACTTGTGACCAGCCGCCATCTCGCCGTATCCAGATGTATATTGCGGCCCCAAACACCAATCTAGCGTGAACATATACTTGGCTTCCTCAAAGCTTTTGTTTTTAAGCATGATGTTTGCCGCCCTGTTTTTGCAGTAATCCAAGATATTGACTGAGCAATAGTAGCTCATGGAGTCCCAGAGTTGTATCCAGTCCAGCGGGTAAAATGTGCCTCCAGTTTCATCGGTATGGAGGTAATGGATCGGGACTCTGGCATGCTGGCTTCCGTATTCGGTCATCACGCTGAACATCCCGCAACGTTGGGGAATAGAAGTAAAAGCAAAGACTTCTACCAATTGTCTTGAGCGAGACACCTCTGGCTCCAGATCGTAGAAAAACCCCTCGTCTACGAAAGCAAAGAAGGTGGGGATATTGACGTTCAGATAGTTGCTCATTGGTCGGCAATTTTGCGAAGAAGGCGGGTCTGCTCTTGCAACTCAGAAAGTTGGTTACTTGCGGCAATCTCCGCACTAATACGGGCGTTTGATTCGGCCAACTCCGCATTGATGCGGCGAAGCGTTTCCAAGTATGTGTCTTCTTTTGGCTTAATATCCACAGACCCACTTATGACCTGTATCCTCCCCGAATCCAAATCATAGATGGTTCCATTAAACGAACCATCTTGGGCCTGAACGCTAGTGACTAATGCCAGTAGTAGTAGTTTTTTCATAAAAAAGATTGGAGGCGGGGTGGCGCAACCTCATTAGCCCCCCAGCCTTTGAAGCTTTCGCATTTGCATGCGGGTCTCCCCACCTCCAAAAATTGGGAGAGGACTCAGGTCGCTCAACCCCGCATTCGCAGTGTTGCCCTCAATGATCCTCTCCGAAGTATCCATAGATACATAGACCACAGCCCCTTCGGGGCGTTCAATGTTTTTTCTTCTTTTTTCTTTGGGGGTATTCGGCGGGCTAAAGCCGTGCGCCCGCCTATCATTGCGGCTCCGTTTCGTTTAACCCCGAATCGCCGCCGTCATTGGATTAATAATTCCTTGAGCTAGATCCGACCGATTGACTACACCTCGCCCCCGCAGGGGCAAAGGCAGTAGTCAAAAGATTGGATTCTCATTCCTATGAGTGAGTCCTCCGCTTTATTCCACAGATCACGGTCTAGGCTCCGAAGCCGCTATTAGACCTTCAAACAACCGCAATCGACCTCCGAGGGTATTATCCCTCGCGCTTACCAGAGTTTCTCTGGATTCCCACGCCGCAATGTGTTCAAGCTATGGGACGGATGGCTGACCTGAGCGTTCGGCGGTTTGATCCTTGCATACCTAGGGTCACAGGTTTTAGTGGCGTATGTCGCGCCCACTTTACGCTGTCACTCGACGTTGACAGCGCGACCCTACGAAATGTTCAAACAAGAGTCAAGAAAGAAAGAGGGTGCGGCCCCGAAACAAAGTCAACGTCATGACAGCGCAAGGAACCGCACCCAGATGCAAGGAAGTGCATAGAATACACTGGAGTTGCACAGAGTCAACAAGAGAGTAATATCTTTCTGTGGATAAAGAATCCTACAAAGTTTACTTGCTGACCCCCTACTGGCGGGAAGTAAGCCGACTTGTGAAGAAGCGATTCGGGTGGAGATGTGGGGTATGCAATAGCCCCCTAGAACTTCAGGCCCACCACCGAACCTACGAACACCAAGGAGACGAACTTAATCACCTAGACGATCTGATCTGCCTCTGTAAGGTGTGCCACAAATTGTTCCACAGGGAGCAGAGGAAAGCCCGTAAACCGCGAAAGGCGCGGAAACGGAAAGTTCCAACGCCCCCTAAATATTAATATTTGACGGCGATTAAAGCCCAGCTACTGTGTAATGTCAATACATAATTATATGATCAACACATCTACTCTACCTACTGAAATTCAGGAAAACCCCGAAATCACCATTGGTGAACTGGCCGTAAAACACGGATCAAGCTACCATGCCATGGCTTCGGCGTTGAAGCGGACTGGCATTCGGGCGAGGCGCAAGAAGACCACCAAGAGGCGTCTGTCCAACGGGGGAAGGGCGTTCAAGATTCTGGGTTTCATTATGAACAACCCCGAAACCAACTTCACCGCCGTTGCCGAAGTATTCAATTGTACCCGCGAGTATGTGAGCCAGATTGAGGCCATTGCCCGCCAAGAAGGAATCATCAAATGAACGAAGAAACAAAATGGCGCAATTGTGCCACAAGGCTATATGAAGTAATGGATGCCGCAATCAGGCGAGGAGACTGGAAGGTTGACGGCGCTTGCGACCCAGATCTTGCCATGATCGGATTTTTAAAACTTAACGGCGAAGCATTTGATGAAATGCCGCTACCGCTATGACAGTTGGACGAGTCTATAGCAATGTTTCAGAGTTTGCCGACAGAAGCATTCTTCACATCATGCTAGAACAAAAAGAAAGGCAACTGGAGAAGGCCCGCCAAGCACTGATGATGTGCATCGCTCCCGACCCCGAAGCCGAAAAACTCAAAGAGGAAGTATTGCTTGAGCAATGAAAGAGAAGCTTAAAGATATAGATCGCGAAACAATCAATCTTGTGATCTCCGTTTTCGTCCAAGAAGTGGAATACCGCGCCGAAGAAAAAATGCTAAAGACAGGCAAACTGGAGGGTTCGCATTACGCCGCGATGAAACAAGTAGCAGATGAGTGGAAGCAATGAAATACAGAATTCAAGAAGTAAAACAGGAGGTTTACTTTCGCTACTTAGATAAAAAATGGCAGGAAATTACTGTTTACTACCCTCAATACAAAGTATGGTTATTTTGGAAAAACTTTGAAGAAGTTGGCATCGGGCCTAAGTGGATCTACAAATATGCACCTTATTTTAGATATAAAGAAGAGGCTGAAAAATACTTAAATGAAATACCGAATTAAAGAGTATCCATTTTATGACGGATCAAGGTTCTACGTCCAATGGAAGATGTTTGGATTATTTTGGGTAGATGCTGGTTGTGTGTATAATCCCGCCGACTTTAATACTTTTACAGAAGCACAAAAGTATATCGCAAGAGCCGAACACAACCACAATATCAAACCAATCATTCATAATAAATGAACGCCATATTCTGCTTAATCTGGAATATTTTCGTCTTCGGCGGCACGGCCTATCTAGTGGGCTGGCAGGACTGGAGTCCTTGGTGGTTTGCGCTGGCTGTGATATTAGTCCTTAAACCATCCTCAAATCCCGAAACATGAAGGAACTACCAGCGGGCTATGTGGAAATAAGTAAGGGAGTCTATGAGCGAAGAGACATCATCAAACAAAAGGCTAGTGCTAAGACTAAACGTAAGGCACCGCCTGCCATCACTCAACCGCCTCTTTTCGATGAACCACTTTCAGAGGTTGAGGGAAAAGAAGGAGATTCAAGCCGCCTGCTTGTCTGCATTGAAAGCGTCCGAAAAAATCGACTCCTCGACACCGACAATCTCTATGGTGGTGCGAAATTTTATTGCGATTTTTTACGCTACTGTGGGGCAATCCCAGACGATACCGAAGACCAAATCGAACTCAGGGTCACGCAAAGGAAAACGAAAAAGGGCGAAGAAGAAAAAACCATAATTGAAGTTTGGGACAGAAGCCAGTAGTATAGGGCAAATGACACAGAGCCAATTCGATGCTGATCTAAAAGTCGCCTACGATGACACGGGCGTTCTGATGCCATTCCCAGAACAAGAAGAAGGCTTTTGCGACAATCCTATCAGAATGTTGTTTGAACAAGTTGAGGAAACCGATGTCGAAGAAGAGTGACAATGGATCAAGCAACCATCAACTTTTTGGGGCGAGCCATCCTCAAATATCGAAAGTTTAAGCTAACTTTCGTTCCTCAGAGATACCTCATTACTGGAAAAGCTACTTCTGTTGGTTGGGCTGACGATAAAGAGCTACGAATAGCCACCAAGCGTCCGCTTTCCACATGGCTGGATGTGTTTGTCCATGAGACCTGTCATCTGGATCAGCAGACACAAAGGCCCAAGTGGCACAAGCCCCGCGAAGACGCCCTTGGGCATGTGGACGATTGGCTTGCTGGCAAACGAGTGGACTATGTGGACAAGTATATCCGCCTCGTTATTGAACTAGAGTGGGATTGCGAAATGAGGTCTGTCCGCAAAATTGCCCGAAACAAACTGCCAGTAAATCTCAAAGAATACGCCCAGATGGCAAACGCTTATATCTTGGGTTATCATTGGATGTTTAATAATCGCAAGTGGTGCAAGAAGAGTTATGAGACCACTCGTATTTGGAGCCAGATGCCCGAAAAGATAATCCCCCTGAAGACCGCGCTATTTCCTCCTAGCAAACTTACCGATCCGTACTATGATTGATCTAATGAATAATGGACTTAATGGTAGCAACGGCAAAGACGATGATAGTTTCATTCCGTGCCCAGCCTGTTCACAGCTTGAAGAAATTAAGCAGCTAATCGCGGAATACCAGACCTTCCAAAGCGAAAACCCCGCCATCACAATTGATCTTATGCTTTCAGAATTAAAAATGTGGAGAGCCAAAGACTCCTACGAGCGCAAACTTAAAACAACCATGATTGGTGGGATGGTAAAGAAACTTCAAGACAATGGATTCCAAGTGGACGGCGAGATTTAGCAAGCTGGCAAAAGAAATTGCCACTTGGTCGAAGGATTCTTCGTCCCAAGTTGGCGCTGTGATTGTACGCCCAGACCGCACCATAGCCTCTGTGGGATTCAATGGGTTTCCGCGAGGGGTTGAAGATAGCCATGATCGAATCGCCAGTCGGGAAACCAAGCTTCTCTATACCATTCACGCCGAAATGAATGCCATTCTTTCGGCCAAAGAGCCTTTAAATGGATATTCTATTTTTGTCTGGCCGTTCCAACCATGCGCCCATTGTGCCGCATCAATCATTCAATCTGGAATCAAAGATGTGTATTGTCCATTCAACGCGCATTTGGACAGCTATGAACGCTGGGCTGACTCATTCAAGGCTGCTCTTCAAATGTTTGACGAGGCTGAAGTTAGGGTTATTTTCTCTTGACATTGAACGAATCCCGATCTTAATTGTCGGACTTAACTATGAGCAATGAACTGGCCAAAACCTTTGAAAGGGTTAGCGGATGGCGCGAATATTCGGATTTTGAGCGCGATCATGAGGGCTATATCACCAAAGAAAGAGTGGGAGATGCCACAGCTTTTTTCTTGTGGAGGGTTGACAAGGAGCCCGTCCACCTCGACCATATGTACATGGATGGATCAACATTCGTCCGATTTACAGACAATCAACATTTATGAGCGAACAAAACGAACCAAATCCGAAGAGCGCCGAGGCGCTTCAAAATAGAGTCAACAAGGCACTGATTGCCGATGGATATACGCTTCTCAACGGTGGAGTTGATAATATTATTATGATCCGTGGCACAAAAGGAAAAAAGAAGGGTGATGTTTTGATGACATTTGAAGGTGCTAAAGAAATGGTTGAGCAGCTTGCGTCCGAAACCACGCCGAAAGAAGAAGCTTCTAATGACTAGCATTTGGCTGATTGGGGCGGTTGGAATCTGTTATGGAATTGTTTCTCTGGAACAGGCCATTCGCGGAAACTACGCCCTATCAGTAATTTGGGGCGGATATTGTTTTTCCCAGTGGGGATTGCTCTGGGTAACGCTTTACGGAACAAGGTAATTCTGGCATAATTCCAGCTTCGTTCTTTTACAGAAAGGAGGTGGAAAAATTGGATCACTACTACACCAATGGATTCGGTATTGTCTACGGCCCCTATGGGGCAATTGGCTACGCCCCGCGACTCAAAACGAAACAGGACAAACCCAACTGTTTCGGTTTGTGCCGCTGGTTTGCGTGTCTTTTTCTGTAGACAACGGGTTCATGCTACAGAAACAAAGGGAGGGGGCATTTAGTCCCCTCCCTATTTATTTTATGGAAGAAATAAAAACACAATGGAAACACTAGGATCTATCTACGCAATGCTGGCCTGCTTATTTATCGGCTGGTGGAAGGTAACTGACAAATATCTGGACTGATGGTTGACTCATTTACTGCTATCGTGTTCTGGGGGGCCATGCTTATCGTGGCCCTCAAAGTCATCAAAGACCGCATTAAACCCGAATAATGAACGCCAACAAGCTGGAAAACTGGATAAAAGCTCGATTTGCAAATGAGGTTGAAGTGATGAACGTCCTTCAAGAATACGGGGTAGTTAGTGATAACACCATTTGGGCCAAAGACGTAGCCAATGATAGCGGGGCAATGATTTGGTTGGCAAAAAACTTTGAACATTTTCAAAGGCACAAGGTCTAAACCACCATGGACACATGTTATGAAGTCGGGCAACGCGCCGAACAGCGTTTTGCACAATTGCTAACCAACCCTCAATTCTCCACACCAGAGCAAGATATGCGTGAGCATTGGGATGTGGAGTCGGATGGCAAGAGGTATGATGTTAAGGCCATGAAGAAATGGAGGCGGGAAGACCCCGAACCCACAGACCGCATGCACTATGTGGAGCTTCGCAATGTCCACGGGGAGCTTGGATGGCTTTATGGGGAGGCCGATTATATCGCTTTTGAGACCAGAAAATATTGGCTGGTAGTGGATCGTCGGTTTCTCATGGCTTACGTTGAAGGAGCTACGCAGAAAAATCTAAGAAGCCAAAGGCCCGAAGTATACAAACTTTACCAACGAGAAGGTAGAAAAGATCTGATGACTGTAGTACCCACCGTGGATCTACTTGCCATTAGTGAAGCAACAATAAAGAAACCTAATATATGAGCAACCAACAAAAAGATAATTCGGGAGCATTGTTCCCAAACAAAAGCGACAACCCGAAAGCACCGACCCACAAAGGTAAAGTCATCGTCAATGGCGTAGCCTTGGATGTGGCTGGCTGGAAACAGAAGTCCCAAAAGGGAGTGGACTACATTAGCCTTAAGTTCTCTCCTCCCTACAAGAAGGAAGAGGAAGTAGACGAGGCGTTTTAAGTCTTTCGGGGCGGGGGAGTCAAAGTTTCCCCTGATTCTCTCGCCCCACCTCTACACATGAATACAACCATCGCGCAGCTTAACGATGATCTTTCCCACGCCGAATCCACGTTAAGATATCTGTTGGAATCAACCAGAGATTGGCTGGATAGCGACATCAAAGAGTCTGGAGAAGACTTCGTTAAGGGGCTACAACGCCGAATCATAGACCGCCATCCGCAATTGGGATGGGTGGTTGATCCTTTGGAGTTCTAACAACAATGAAAACATACATTGCTCATTATAATTCTGATGGAAACATCTTTGAGGGGAAAGTTGCCATTGATGCCGAGTCCCCGTCAGAGGCAATGGATAAGTTCTTTGCATGGCTTAAAAAGCAGACTGTTTGGCCCCACCTCTGGAAAATTGATATTGGTCTTTATGAAGAGGAAACCATAGAAAAAATATGAATGACTCACCACCACCTGTATTCATTTTGTTCGTAGTGTTTGTTTTTATTGCGGCTTTCATCATCGGTGGTATCTTTAGCGGAATCCAATGGCAGAAAGAGGCTATAAAAACTGGAGTAGCCGAATGGGTCGCGGATGCAAATGGTGATGCCAAATTCCAATTTAAAACGAAATGAGCAACACACCCGAAACAAACGCACTTTTGAAGCAAAGTAAGATTAAGGGCAGAAACCCCGATCCTTGGAAGCTCTGTCGAAAGCTGGAATGTGAGTGTGATGAATTACGGGAGCAACTTTATATCGCAGTAGGGATGCTTTCAACACACCCTAAATTTGAAAACAAACACCCAGAAGAAGTTTGGGAAATCGTGAAGGAGGCCAGCAAATGAGCGCAGGTAAGGGAGACAGACCACGCAGGGTCAATGGCACGAAGTATCGGGACAACTACGATAACATCAAATGGAGCAACAATGAGCTACGGACTAAAGTCGGGTGGAATAGTGGAGAGGACGGCCCACCACAAGGGCAAGGCCAGAAACAGAACAACCATGAATCTGAAGAAACTGGTAAGTAAGGGCCATCTGGTTCCCATCTACAACGTCTTAGGAGAGACTTTGTGCCTTATTGGCTACAAGCGTAAGCCCTCAAGCAGAAAGTCCCACCAGCGGCCATTTATGCTCAACCAACCCATACCCTTGGGCCCGATTGAGACCAACCCCGAAGCATGAAAGTCTCCATCCGCACAGCATATAGGATAGTAAAGAAGACCGAAGCCCCCGAAGACGACCCCATCTTCATTCCCCAATACCAAGAAGAAGAGACAGGGGAGAAATGGCACAGCTTCAGGATTCCGATCAGAGGACGAAGCGGAGGTTATAACACAGTCTACTTTTTTGTCCTGTCCAAAGCCATAGACTACTTAGAGCGCCAGAAAGCTCTAGGAGACATTGTAGTCCATTATGATGACTTGATAGGTCTCTGGACAGAAAACCCTCCAGAAGAGCTATAGAACGCAATTACGCCACATCCACGGGGCGATATGTCGATAAAAGCGGAATCCTTATACACATTCCCCCCAATATGTCTAAGCCGTAAACATATCAGAGAAAAATATCTGAGACGGGGTTAGCTTAAAACAAGGGGGTAGGGGGTAAGCCCGAAACAAAAGAGACGGGGGGTAGCTCATCTTTCTTCTTGCGGAGATTCCGCATATACTCGTTGTATTTCTTCCTGTTCTTGGCCCTCCAACGCCGAACCCTATCTTTAACCTTCTCCTTATTCCTAGAGTAATACTTCCTCTGATACTTGGTATTATCCTTCAGGAGTGGATCAGCGGCAACTGAAGCTCCATGTGAATCGGTAGATCCTTGGAGTTGGGCATCGTGTCTTTCTTGGTTTCGTTGCATATCTTACAGGCGGCTACAATGTTATCACAGGTGTTGCTATCACCCTTAGACAATGGCACAATATGGTCTGCGTGTCCACCAGTTGGTAACTTAACCCCACACCAGTAACACTTACAAGGGCCAACATTGATAGCAAGTATTTTTGAGCGAGCCTTGGAATCTTTCTTGGAGGACTTTAACACACGGCGCTTCTGGGCATGGCGTCTGCGGGCTTCTGGAGTTACTAGCCTTTCTCCATAATGCTTCATATAAGTGTCCATCATGGCGCGATAAGCCCTTCTGGCCTGTTTTCTCTGTAAACATCTACGATAATTCTCATAGCAGATCTTTGACCCATCAGTAAGATTAATCTCTTTCCAAAACGCAGAACTGAAATAATCTACCTCTTCTTCTTCCAATCGGTGCAATTTCTCAATTTCTTCCAGAATTCTGCGGAAAATCTTGATGGCTTCTTTGTTTTTAAGTTTGGCGTATTTGAGTTTCATACTAGCAATGTAGTTACTAAGATTAGTTTTGTCAAACAATATTTGAAAACAGGTATTTTCGTGGAGCCAGTGCCCGCGCTAATGAGAACGTGGGGTCAACACCCGTGGGGTGGGGTCTGTGATTTGCGAGCGGGTTTGCGCCTATCGGCTGGCTGTCCCCGCCGTGCGCTGTCCCCCGTCCGCTCTGATAGTTGGCTCTCATGTCTCATGCCATCCCGCCCCGATCCCATGACTTGATAGATGAGTCTCCGCTTATACGGCCATATGAGGGGCTTTGATTGGTCGGGCGCTATGTTGGTATGGGGGAAGCTACAGAGAAAGCGGGGAACCTATGCCATGCGCAAACGGGGAGACCTTCAAGAGTCGAGCCATATCCCGCAGGGGAAAACCCCGAAAAGAAAAACCCCGCCAAGCTTTCGCCTGACGGGGCATGAGAGGGAAGCGAGGAGACTATCCGACGAAGTGACGCACCGAGAAAAAGACGGGCGGAAATTCCCGCTTCAAGTCTTCAAGCTTTAAGTCAAGCTTATGGACTCGCGACTTATAAAACCCATGGAGATGCGAGGAATGATCTCCGTCCGCCTCAATTGTCGCGAGCATCTCTTGCGCGTTGAATAGCTGCTTCTCCAGATTGTCGATGCGTTCAAGCGGAGTCTTTTCTGTCCTCTCCCCGTAATAAAAGGGGATTGGCTTTTGCGTGGCGATTGCTCCCGCGCCCATCGTGTTTTCAGTGGTGTTTTCCATAACAGGGGCAAATCTATCCTCCCCGCATTAATTGTCAAATGATTTTTTTACCTGACATTTTTGTCATGTATTGCAATGCACGTTTTCTCTGTCGCGAATTTCCCTTCCCGCACTACGTCAATTCCTATTTGGAATTATTCCAATTAGCATTGCTAAAAATAAATTGAAAAAACGTGTTGACATTCCCCCCTTCCCGTCAGATTCTCCCCGTGCATGAAAACACCATTGCCTAATTCATTGGGCGGACGCTGCACCTTGCACGTTCGCGCTATCATTCGGAATCCGTCCCGCTTTGCTTTCTACCTTGGCGGGATCTTGCGAGAATTTAAACAAGCTTCAGGCTTTGCGCTTTGCGTGGCTCTCGTGGCTTTTGTTTTCGGGCTTCACCTTGTCAACCTTTTCTTTCAACACTAACGCACCAATGAAAAAACAATTCACTCTTTCCCTCTATTCGGGGGCCTTGCAATGCGTGGAAGCGCAATCTGTCGAACCTTTGCGCGGCCTCTTCATGTCTCGCGGGATCGGTTGGCAATCCTGCTATCGGCGGATTGATTCGGGGAAGCTTCCCGCCGTATTCGCGGAGGGCGGGAATTCAAAGCTTCCTTTCTACGCTTTCTCATCCTTGGCGGGGATTGACTGCCCACAAGCGGGGAAATGCCTTTACGGGGAAAACGGGGAACTGATGGGGGGATTCTGCTACAGCTTCAAAGCTTGGCGCTATCCTGCGGCATTTATGCGTCAACTGATTAATTCGACTCGTTTGCGGACAAAAGAGGGGCGCGACGAAATTGTCACGGCTTGGATGGCCCTCCCTCAAAGGGCGATTGTCCGTCTTTATGTTGATGGGGATTTCGCGTCCCCCGAAATCCTCGCGTTCTGGTTTCGCCTCTGCTTTGCGCGGCCTGATCTTCAGGTTTACGGATACAGCAAATCATGGGCGCTTCTCCTCGCCTACGCTGAAAGCGGGGCGCGTTTCCCGTCTAACTACCTCCTGAACCTTTCAAGCGGAGGGAAGGGGACAGAGGAGGAGAAACAAGCTGTTTCCCGCCTCCCCATTGCACGGGGAGAATTCATCGCCATCGAGACCGCCAAGGATCACGGGAGGGCCTACCAGAGCAAACGAAATGCGGGATTTGCAGACTATGCGCGGGACGTTCGCGAACAAGCGGGGCGGCGCGTATTCGTTTGCGCGGGACGCTGCGGGGATTGCACCCCATCAGGCCACGCATGCGGCTCGGAAAAATTCCGTGGGGTTCCTATTGCAATAGGCGTCCACTGATAAGGCGAATTGTTCCCGCCTCTGGTCTCTCCTAGTGAGAGGCCAGCACGGGGAAAATCCCCAACTAAAAACCAAAATAAAAAATAATCACATGATCACAAAAAAAGAAGAGTTGGAAATCATAAATCAGGCCATTGCCAAGCTTGGCCCGAATTCCTATCTTGGCCCGTGGCTGTCCTCGATTCGTTTTGAGTTGGAAGCGGCCATGAAGTCCGATCTTGTCCCCGAAATTAGCCTTAAAGATACACGGGAACAGTGCGAAAGACTGGTCGCAGACGCTAACAGACAGGCAAATTCCATGCTTGCACGGGCAGAAAATCAGGTTGCGGAAAAAGAAAAAGAGGCGAAAGCCTTAATAAATCGCGCACGGGAGAGGGTGCTTGAAGCTCACAAGGCATTGGTCGCTCTCGCCATGAATTCCCTTTGATCCTATGGAACCGCTAACAGAAAAAGAGGCAAGATTGGTAATCAATGGCATATGGGGACGGGGGGACAATATGTCCTCGCGACTCTTCAGGGAATTAGAGGAGAGACTCCCCGCAAGTGATCTTCCCATATTGGACAGGCTGCTATCAGTTTGCAACCTGTTAGAAGAATATAACAGACGGGGACGCCCCGCCTTTGCCAATTTCCGCAATTGGTGGGATTGGCTGAATGCCCCGAAAACATTTGGCAACCTCTGAAGGTGACAAGGTGCGCGGAGTCCGATCCTCCGCCCCGTCCCGTCCGATTTCCACGCTTTAAACGCCCCGCAAAACGATTTTCTTTCCCGCCCCGCTATGATGACACCCCCGAAAAACGAGGTGACAAGGGGCAAATTCTCCCCCCAAAAATTTCCTGATCTTTTTTTAAAAAAACCAGTTGACAAAGTTTTCCCCACTGATACTTTCACTTTCATCAGACCGAACCTTGCCCCGATAGGGTGACAAGATGAGGAATGAGAAAAACCAAAAAACCACACATAGAAAAAACCACACATATGAGTCACAAAATCGAACAGCCCCATGACATTGTCCTCTCCATCGAGGGAACCGAATGGCATGGATTAGCCCAACACGTTTCAGCAATCGGAGACACGGAAGTCTCTCCTTTGCTGTTCGATATCATCGAAAGCCCCGCCTTCGTTCAGGTGGACGGGGAAACCGCAACCTTGGAAGACTACAAAGTTCTTGTGGCGGATCACCGCAAAGTTCGCCCTGATCTTTCGGGGCGGGATGCCTTGGTTCCGCTTCACATTCCCAAGGCGGGTTACAAAGTCATCAGCAATCGGGAAATTTGGAATGTCATGCAGAAATCCTTGCGGGATCTCGACTGCAAGGTGACTTCGGTCTGCACATTGGAGCGTGGAAAAAAGTTTTCCATCTCTTGCGACATTGGAAACTCCGACCTCGTCATTAATGGTGACCAATTCAAAGCAAATTTGAATTTTGTAACATCGCATGACGGGACAATCGCAATGGAGTCTTTCGACTCTGCTATCCGTATCGTTTGCATGAACACTTTTCAGTGGTCGCGCAATGCGGCGGAAAACAAGTTCAAAGTTTACCATACAAAAAACGCTGAATTCGCGCTTGAAGGTCTCGGTGACCTCCTGAACGCTATCCTCAAGGGGCGCGTGGAGCTTGTCAAAGTCATGGAATATCTTGCTGACCACGCCTGCGATGCGAATGATGCGCTTGCAATGGCTGCGGGATATTTCTGCATGACAACAGACGCGAAAGATAACAAACTCGCCACCCGTTCGATGAATGCGGCACGGGAAATTGCTGACCTGTTCGCCAATGGCATTGGGAACAAGGGGCGCAACCTCTATGACCTCGCCAATGGCGCGACAGAATACTGGACAAGCGGCAATGGCACGGGGCGCAAAGCTAACCTTGCCTCGCGGGTTTACCGCTCGCAACTTGGTTCAGCGGCGGAGCATAAGCGCAACTTCATCGCCATGCTCGCTGGCCCTGATCGGGTGACCATGTTCTCCCGTGGTCAGGAAGCGGTCAGGCAAGCGGCTCTTGCCAACTAGGGCGAGGGTTTCCCATCTGTCCTCTCTTCGGAGAGGGCAGAATGGGGAATCTTCCCCAATCCACCACAATGAAAACTAAAAATAAACCACAGACAGAAACTATTCGGTCAGAATATCTGACAGCACTAATCATCATCGCGGCTAATGCCATCGATGAATTGACAAAAAAACACGGGGACGATTACGGGAAAACCTTGAACAGGCAGCTTTCTCGCGTTCTTGGAAAAATCAGGAGCGGAAAATGAACGCACAACAACTGATAAACAAAATCCAAAAAATCTGCGACCATTGCGGGGTCGATCCGCGCAACGTTGAGATTAATTATCGGCACGATAATAATTCAGATGTCTACCACGTCAAACACGTTTGGGAAGATCTGTATGATGCTGAATCAAATAGAATTCTAACTTCCATCAGTCTTGTTACCTTCGGCGGCGAGACTCGGTGAAGCACTCCATCCGTTCCTTGGTGACAGGGGGCGGAATGGGTTGCTTCAGCCCGAAAACAAAAACACCACAATGAAAACCACTGACAAAATCCAAGCAGCAAAGCATTTCGGATTGGATCAATCCATGATGAAATGCCGCGCCCTGAAACTGGCACTCTATGAGCTTGCCTCAATCCATCCGCGCATGGACAAGATCACGCGCATTCTAGAGCGTTACCGCTTGCGGGATGCGTTCGCCTTCTATGCCGCGAAACCCGAAGCATTCGGAATCCGCTAACACCATGAATAACCTGACAAAACCATCACAAGTTAAAAAGTTCATTCTGGAATTCGCAGAGGCAAATCGCGCCCACAAGTTTTCCAGAGTAAGTCAGGAAACTATCGATAGAGTCGAAGCGGCGGCACGTTCTGCTTGCAAGGCTATCGTAACGTCAGCGCCATCAAAGGGAAAGACGCTGTGACTGCCACACTAAAAGAAAACCAAATCAATGGCATACCAGCAGGAACCTACTGGTTCTTGAATGACCATGCCACTCGCCTGATCAACAAATCGGTGTTGTCGAATGATTCCTACAAACTACCGAAAGACTTCCTGCAAAAACTAATCGATAAATCAAAATGATACCGCTACACACTGACAGAAAGATTACTCAACATATGATCGATGCATCTCCCGATATGATGGATGCATTGCTTCGCCTCACTCATCCCATGGCGGATGATGATGACGTTGAATTTGCGCTTGCCACTATTGCCAAGGCTCGCGGGTTCAAAGAATCCAACTACGAAGATGTCCGCGAATCATGCCGTGATAAGTGCGCGGCGGATGCGCTATCTGGTCACTTCTGGAGCAATCGGTGAAGCGCACCTATACCATCACCATAGATGACAAAGTCCTCCTCCCCCGCAAGGGGGAGAGAGGGCCGCTTGTCCACCCTCTCCCGTTTATGCTTTCCAAGCTAAACGTGGGGGAATCATTTGCTTGGCCTGACACTGGATTAGAAACAGATTGGAATTTTCTTAGATCTATTGCCTCAAAAGAGGGACGCCGCAACGGAAGGCGTTACCCTACGCGCATGGTGACAGAGGGCGGAAAGAAAAAGCTACGATTCTGGAGAACCGCATGAAAAACTATTTTCCTTTTGTTGCCCACTTCTTTTCACCCGCTCGCCGTCTGGCTCCACGCCCCTTCCTGTCGGGACGATTCCGTATGGCTGCAAAGCGGATTGCCGCCTTCTCTTTTGCCGTAAGAGGCGGAGGGACGAATGGTTTCTCTGCCACTGGAGCGGGATCTTCTCCCTCTTCAGGCGGAAAATCGTGGATTGACCATGAAGATTTCATTGAACGTCAGTTGACGGACAATGTCTAACACAACAAGCCTACCCATGAAAACAAAAATACAAAAATACAAATCACCAACCAGCGGCTATGTATTGCGGCTGGGCTTTGCGGAGATCACAACAATAAAAATGGCACTGGAAGACAAGTTGCGAAAGCATATGTCTAACCGCTCTCATTCAAAAATTGCCAGAAAAGAGGCAAGGCTAACAGCCAAAGCTATGCGCGGCTTAAACCAGAGGGAAATATATGTGGACTGATGCCTGTGGCAATGACCACTACGAATTTTGGGAGGGCATCAGGATCAACGGAAGAACATTTCAATCCCGTCCGCTCTACTCTCTATGTCAAGAATTCGGAAATGCCCGTGTATTGGATGCCTGCATGCACCTCGGCTGTATGCCGCATGCTCAAGACCTTTCAGTTATTCGGGCTGAATGCCAACGTCAGGAGGATTCTTATGTCTAAAGAACAAGTAAGATTTGTATGCGACCTGTGGCATGACCTCATGCTGCTTGTCCGAAAGCCCAAACAACCTTCGCTTCTGGCAGAAGGAGTCTCATGGTGCAGCAATGTTCCTTGGGTTCCCCGTCTGGAAGCATACCAACAAACGGAGGATTGGATCTCCATCAAACACACAAACCATGAAAATCAAAACTAAAAAGAAAAAGTCGGGCTCTTCGCAGCGCGAAAAGCAACTAAAGAAAGCCATCACAAATCGTCTTGCTGAAAAAGGAATCGGTAAAGACTGGATGAAGAATAACCTTTTGATCATTTGCTAACCATGAAACAGAAACATAAATATGTTCCGTTTGAAATAAAAACACCCAAGACAATCAGCACAATTGAAGTATTGGTTTTGTGGGATGATCAAATAAAAGATTGGGTTATGTCAGAGCAATCGATAGTGATTGTTGAAGCTGCCAAATGCGCCCAAAGACTCAAAGAAATTCAGCCATTCGCCGTAGATGTCGGTATTGATGAAAATCTGAAAGATGATTTTTTCCTGACGTTTAGCCCTCCGTGCGGCCCAGAAACAACAATATTCAATCTAACCTCAAAAGACTTGAGGCGCATTAAGTTTGAAATCAATCAAGCACTGAAATCAAAAGCAAAACCATGATACATCGTCACATAACTAAAGCTGGTCTCAACGCCGAAAGACGTTGCAGGGGGAGGGTCACAATCTGGAACGACTCAAGTAATATTGAGCTAACCATGAGTGTGACCGAAGTAAAGAAACTGGAGCGAAAATACTTCATCGATATTGAAGACATTGTCTCCAATGATTTGATGGGGAAGATCTTGGAACATTACCGCGACTTGGGAGAACTCTACGATCAGGAGGATCTATGTTTGGTCTAATCCTATCTTATTCAGTAATCGGAACGTTCGTGTTCATTACAACATGGGCATTCTCAACCCTGATAATAAACAACATTCAAGAAACCAGAAAATATAAAAAGAAATGAAACCTTACGCATTCTTGGCAACCATTGTGGCTGTTTCCGCATTTTTGTGTGTGGTAACCGCCATCGAAGCACCATCGCGCAAACCAAAGCAGGACAAGATCTATGTCTTGCCTCGCGTTGAGGAGATGCCATCAAATCCTAATCCGCTTAGTTTTTGATCTCTGAAACGACCATTGCTTCGATAGCGGCAAACGTCCGTCTCTCTGAAGTAGCAGGGGATTACTTCCCTGTAAAAAAGAGGGGCGGACGATTCGTTGCGCTCTGTCCATTCCATCGGGAGAAGACTCCATCATTCTTTATCAATGATGACAAGGGAAACTATAAATGTTTTGGATGCGGGGCTGGAGGGTCGGTCTTCCGCTTTGTCATGGAAATGGACAAGATCAACTTCCCCGAAGCTGTCCGCAAACTTGGAGCCAAAGCGGGGATAGCCATAGAGGAACAGGAGAGTGAGGCCGATAAGCTACGAAGGGGCTTGGTATCTGTTGTCTATAAGGCTAACCAACAATTTTTCAGTTTGCTTTTAACTAAGGAAGGGGCTGAAGCTCGAAAGATTCTCAAGGAACGTGGATTCAATAAAGAGATCTGCGAGGAATGGAAGATCGGATTCGCGCCAAAGAGCTATGCCCTGTCTGGTAGTGCCAATCATCATACCCTGTCGGGGTTAACCTACGATAATGGGACGCTGCGTTTTTCCAATCGTATTATGTTCGGGATAGCGGATGAGGCGGGGACTCTGGTTGGATTCAGCGGACGCACCATTGATAACCATCCTGCCAAGTATCTTAACTCCCCCGAATCCCCGCTATTTCACAAAGGAAAGCTTCTCTACGGACTGGACAAAGCCAAACGATCCATCATCGATTCGGGGCAAGTGATCATTGTTGAGGGGCAGATTGATGCTATCAGATGCCACTTGAGCGGTATTACCAATGCCGTTGCTCCACTTGGAACGGGATTTACCGCCACTCATGGGGCCATCATTCGTCGCCTGTGCAAAGAGGCTGTCTTGGTGTTCGACGGGGATAAAGCGGGGCGAGAGGCGTCATTTAAGGCATTTGCGGGGCTGGCAAGCCTTGGTGTCAGGGTTAGGGCTGTTATGCTGGCAGATGGAGATCCCGATTCCTTCTTGGTTTCGGGCGGAGACATTGCGAGTCTGATCTCAAATGCCAAGATCTACCCAGAAGCATTGGCAGAATCACTGGATAAAAATTCAATTGAGGATAAACAGATTGCAATGGGTAAGGTCGGGCAAGCCCTGTCTGTCTTGGAAGATGGGATTGAGCGGGACGAATTGGCCAATCGGTGTGCGAAGCTGCTCGGCATCAAGCCTTCCCAGTTAAAGAAACAGGCGGCAATGGGAGGAGGACACATAGCCCTGCCCACCGAAACCCGCTACGGAGAACAGAAGGGCGAGGCTTGGAAACAATTGGTAGCCCATCTTTTATTGTGCGGTAAGGACATCGCATCAAATTATAATTGGAATTTGTTGTCGGACGAAGACATCAAAACCATCATGGACTCGGACTATAAGGCGGGTAATCTATCGTCCATAGCAAAAGTCATTTCACAGTTGGATGGGTCAGTTGAAGCGGCGGTTAGCGGCATATCCTGTGAGGATATAGCTGGTCTGGATATACATAGTATATACAAGTCCATGTTGGAAACCGAGATCAAACGCCGCACCTCCATGGTTGACCTGTTGCCCCTTCTGGATACGCTTAAAAAGCTATGACCATCCTGAATCTTGGAAGACTCGGAGACCATATTAATCTCTTGCCCGTGGCTTATGCCAACAAGGGAACTACCTTTGTAACATCGGAGAAATACTCTTCGATCTTTGATGGGACAAGCTACTGCCAGACTAAGAAGTATAGCGGAGACCCTGTAGAGTTACAGCATTGCATCGGGCTTTGCCAAGGATTGCCAGATCTGCGGGTTGCACAGGTCTTCATGCATCCCAAAGAAACCAAACAGGAAAAGAATTATGCCTTAGAAAGCTATCGTTTGGGAGGATTTCGGGATCAGTGGCGCAAACATCCCTATGTCTTTGATCGGCGTGATTTCCAGAGAGAAGCGAGGTTAATTCCTGACGGCCCATTCATTGCCGTGGCCACCCATGGGATAAGCTCTCCGCTCTTGCACGGGGCGCATTTGATTCGCGGACTCAAAGCAAGATTCCCCAAATACAAGATCGTAGACCTGTCCACCATCCAAGCAGAAAAGCCATTTGATTTATTAGGTGTTTTAGATGCGGCCTCCTGTCTGGTCACTATCGATACCCTTCACCTGTGGTTGGCTAATGCCGCCAAGTGTCCAACGATTGCCTTAATTAATGACGGATGGCGGGGCAGTCCACCTCCAGTTACCGCTACCTCCACCTTCCGATATCATGACTACAACGTGGATCAGATCTGTGACGAGGTTGAGAAAACACTGGTTCCAATAGGCGAAGTCTGGGCGATTGTGGATCGATTCGGGCAGGAAAAACGCCACAGAGAGGCTTTTAAGAACCAAAAATCCCACTTCGACCATATGCTCACAGCAGAGAATATTCATCGGACTGCCAATAATATCGGGGATCGGCGTCCGCTACCTATGTTGAAGGAGATGCTGGCCAAGGCTTTGAAGTTCACCAGACATCGGGACATCATTGTCTGGACTAATGACGATGTTCAAATCATCAACCTCCATAAGGTAGTCGAACATTGCCGTAGGTTCGGGGCTGTCGGGGTGAGGCGAGATCCCGCCCACATAGGCAGGGAGCTATTCGCCTTTCGTTGGGACTGGTTGGCAGACCGAATCTATAATTTCCCTGACTGTGCCGTGGCTTCTCCTTGGTTTGATTTGGCTGTAGCCGCTTGGATTAGGCGACAATTCGGTTGGGTTTCCACGATGGACAACCTGATCGAAGACCGCTATCCTGCCGAAATCCCGAATGAAAAAATTCTTTACCATGAAGACCACCCATCAAGCTGGACAGATTCCATGGATCGTCCAGCCTCAAAATGGAATGAAAGAATATTTAAAATGCTACTGACATGAGAAAACTAAATTTAGGCTGCGGAGGAAACATTCTGGATGGTTGGGAGAATCACGATATGGATTTGGATATAACCAAACCACTTCCTTATGATGGCAATTCAATTGATTTTATTTTTATCGAACACTGCGTCGAACACACCACAACACCTGATGCTGTGCGGTTTTTTGCGGAAGCCCTGCGAGTCTTGAAACCAGAGGGAATATTGCGAGTGGCGGTTCCTAGCGCGTCTAAGATCTACGATCTGGCAGACGGAGCCTACCTCAAATGGCACGGACAATCTGGATTCGGAGACGGAACAAAGCGTGGGGCAGTCCGTTCTATCTTGCTGGATCATGGCCATCTCTCAGCGTGGAACGAATCAATCCTTGATGCCTGTTTGTTTGCTGCGGGGTTTGACCCTGACAAGATATATGGCTGCGACTTCAGCGAACTGGAGGGTCATGGCAAAGTTATCGGAGATCACAACAACAAGATTGAAACTATTATTATGGAGGCAATTAAATGATTCTCGTACAAGACGGACATCTCGGAGGTTTTGTTCAGGGAGGAGATCCTGATACCTATGATCCAATTGTGTGGCAAAAACTGATTGATACTTTCAATCCCAAAAGCCTGATCGATATAGGATGTGGAGAGGCCCACTCAATGAAGTGGTTTAGAGAAGGTGGGGTTAAGGATGTAATCGGAATTGAGGGATCAACCAAGGCTTTGGAAAATAGCCCGATCAAGGACAGGATAATGATCCATGATTATACCCAAGGCCCATATAGGCCCAATAGATCATTTGATCTTGCTTGGTCTTGTGAATTTGTTGAACACGTTGAACAGAGGTATGTGAGCAACTACATGGCTACCTTCAATTCTGCCAGTATCGTGGCCATGACCTACTCTGAACCGCAATGGAGTGACGGGGGCCACCATCATGTTAATTGCCAGCCGCAATCCTATTGGAATGATATCTTTGAGTTCTGGGGATATCAATGGATGGAAGAGTTCTCACGGGATTTGAGATCTATTGCTACGGCGCGTTGGATAAAGCCCACCCTATCTATCTACCGCAAAAGATGAGTTACGTTGTTGGTTCTGGCTACCACTACCGATCTGATTGGGATCGGTCTTTTTATGATATCTGGCGGGAGAACACCGAAAGATATACCCACGATTACCATATCATCTCAACTGTCAGGAATGTTCCAGCAATCAATCACATCCTCTGTAATCACAATGCAGGGCATGTCGGAGACCTTATTAAAGAGGGTCGCGAGGGACTATGCGGATGGTCGGCGTCGATCTGTGCCTTGGCCATGATTGCCTACAACTGCGGAAGAGATTTCATTTATAAAGAAGCTGATTGCTTGTGGTTCGGTTCTGTTCCAGAACGCCTGTATCAGGATCTCGGTGACAAGGGCATGGTATTCGGGGCAAAGATGGACGCTGCACCTTGGATGAGTTGCGCCCAATCAACCTTCCTTATCCGCCATAGTTTCATTCTGGATTTCTTGCGCGGCTATCTATTCCTACCACATGACAAGGACATGCTGCCAGAGGACAAGTTTGTTAAACTGGAAGAGAACAGCCCCAACAACTACGGAAGGCTATCTTTCGGGGTTGACCGCATGAGACCACTACCTTGGGACGCCGAAGTCTGGTATGCCCAGCAATGGATGCAGGAAGAATTGGACGAGGCCAAGAAGCGCGGATTGATCTAGCGCCCAGCGCGGATTCGGGCCAGTTCTTTCTCGCGCTCTTCGGCGGATTTGATCATGTCGCGGCGGGCCTTCTGCACCAAACGCGCAAAGTCAGTGTCGTTTAGGCGCATGAGATAGAGCCAATCGGAAAGCGCGGAGAAATAAAGAAGTCGTTTTTCTTCAGGAGTAAATGCCTCCATTTCTTCAGGAGATGCCAGCATCTTTGTATTTAGGGCAACTTGTTTTGCCTGATCAAAACCAATCTCCAACATGCCAAGGCTCATGGCTCCACCATAAGTCTGATAACGATAGAGTGGCGAACGCTCCTTTTGATACTTATCAAATGAGATAAGTTCTCCATCGTCGCCCATTACTGATTCGTCCTCAAGCTGCATGGCAGTGAGATAAGCGGCATAATTGAAAGCCTTAATAAGCTGAGATTCAATAACTTGCGGCATGCCACCAACGAGCAAGTTGGAACTCGCATCAGCAAGAAACTGGCGGAAGTTCTTGCTGGCCCGCTCCTTCTGCTTCTCCTCGTCTAGCTCTTCGACATCCACACCCATCAAGCTATAGAGGACGCCAATTGCTGATCCAGAAATAACAGGAAGGACATATCGCTTAGTAGCATGGAAAAGAATGAGGCCACCAATTGTTCCAGCAAGCCCTCCACGCGAACGCTTGTCTCCACTCAAAACGTCTCGGACATCGGAATAAAGCCTCATGCGTTGCTGAACGGCAAACGAGTTGAAGGGGACAAACATAGCTTTAAGAAGATTCTCGGCTCCAGACTTTCCGCTTTGGGCAAACACAGCCATCTGAGTAGGATCGGAAGATCCCTGATAAATATCAGTCATCTGCTCGGCATAGGCTGCGGCTTCCTGTCTGTCGTTATCGCCGTCAATCAATTCAGCTTCTTGGTTCCAGTCGGTGATCTGGATATTCCGCTTGTTAAGCTCGGTTTCGTAGTAAGTCATCCAAGCTGCGGAGGCCGCAATAAAATCAGATTTCTTTAGACCAAACATCCAAACATCGGCAATCTTGCCAGCCTGTTCTTTGGCCTGTTCCCATTTGCTTTCGGAGAAGTAGCGTTCAAGTCGGTTTTGATGGCCCTCCATCTGGTTGATATATTTATAACCAGCAGAAGCGTCACCACGCCGTCCAATTGAGAATTTGTTGAGTAGGGTTCGGGCTGCTTTCTGATTAGATGGAGCAATGTTACGGGCCAATACTTCACCACGCGCACCACTACCCCAAGCCGTAACAAGCTGATCAGGAGGCTGCTTGATCCATTGGTAGACGCCACCCAAGGCAATGCCAGTGCCAAGCTTGCGGGAGATCACGCCTACCGCATCGGCGGCTTTCTCAAATGCTCCGCGACTCATGGCCCCACGCCGCATTCTTGAAAGGCGCAAACGATTGAGACGATCCACAAAGAAGTCTTTGTTTGCCTGTCCACCGAAAACCTGAGTGGACTCAGGAGTCTTCATAAACGAAGCGATTTGCTGCCAAGCACCAGAAGTATAAGCCTTGTTAATCTGGTCAGAAAGACTGTTGAATGCGTTGCGGCGAAGATTAAATTCAATTTCTTTTGGCGTTCCTGTGGTGCGGTCTTTTGGAAGTGTAGCGTAATCAACCCGCTTGATAGTGTTGGCGGATTGTTTCGGGCGGAGAGAGACCTGATCATAGAACACTTGTTCTTCTTCTTTAGTGATGGCAAGCGAAGGCCCAACAGAAGTAAAAGCAATTGGAAGATAATCAGGGTTATCGTAGTTGTTGGCCTGATCGTTGAAGTTCTCATCAAAGTTTTTAAGGAAGTCTTTGTATTTAGGAAGGAGCGTATCCTTGTACCAGATTAATGAATCATAGTTAGGGCGATAAGCTTCCTTGAGTTTATCCAAAATATCTTGCGTTGAAGTTCCATCGATCTGATTCAGGATCGTTTCGATGCGATCTGCCATGGCAATTCGATCAAGCTCTCCAGACTGACGGCGGTTGGCGATGTCTTGCCTGATTAGATCTCGGCGTTGCGCGATAGAGTCTGCTTCGTCTTTTTTTGGAACACGTTGAATTAGGAATCCAACAATACCCTCTGCCAATAGACCATCTTGATTGCGGGAAACTGCGCCATATTTCTTTTCAAGGCCATTATGGAACTCGGCCATCTCTTCCTGAATCTGATCAACAGTATTGTTGGCCTGTGCAAAACTTGAATTGAGATCAAGCATTCCCATGGCCTTGTAAATTTTGGCCATGGATTTGAGGCCGAAAGCATTGCGGAAAGTGTCGGAAACGGATTGAAGCTCAAGCGCCCATCCCTTCATGGTCTTCTCGGCTTTGATAGATCCAAAGGCAGGAAGAAGATTTACCCAAGCTTTGTTGCGAGCGACCATGTCACTATCCTGTGCGGCCATGCGGGCATTCTGCTGCCCATTGGCTACAGACATAAAGTATTCCGCGCCATTGGTTTGATTGTTAAAGATCACATTGTTGGCAATACGGATAAAACGCTGACGCTCTTCGGCGTCCAAGGCGGCTGGATCGACCTTGGCCATAGCTTCAACCACCCTGCGTTGATCTTCGCGAAGCGGAGTCGGATCGTAAGCCCTGAGTCCATCGCGTGTTTCAATGGCTTTCTCGGTTAGAAGATTGTCGATAGCCTCGCGATTCTCGCTGGCTTCAATTTCTTTGATGACATCGAATGCCGCTAAAACTTCATTTACTTCTTCGGGATCAACCCCATATTTCTCGGCAAGGCGGAGGTTGACGGCGCGATCAAGCTCGCGCTGGCTTTGAATTTCCTCGTCTTTGACGCTGGCAAGATAGCCCTGCATTTCTAAATCAGGAACAACCACATAGTCAGGAGATAGGACAGCCTTGAATCCACTCAAATAGTAGTTAACCATCTCGGCAAACATCCTCGGATCTTCGATTCGGTTAACCGCGATTTTGCTGATATCATCCAAGACCTCACGCTGCGGAGAAAGGGCGACTTTTTTCTGTTTTGAAAGTGCTTTGGCTCGTTTCTGTGCGTCTCTTGCTTCGCGAAGATCGGCATCATAGTTGGTGTTTTCAACAACCTTGGCAGCATAATCGGTGAAAGATTCGATAGACTTTTCGCTAGTCCAAATAACTTTGGCCGCACGTTTGGCAAGGGCTTGGGCCTGTTTCGGGCGAACGGGGCCACGAAGCTCCATGGCCTTAATGATCTCAACAACCTCATTAGCCGTCTCTTTTTGGGCTTTCTTGGCCTCGCGGGTAGCCGCTGCCTTGAGACGAATCTGCTGATTAAGCGCGGTCTTCTCATTGACTGTGATCTTCACGGGCGGAACCCTGACTCCCATGAATACGTCGAACAGGCGCTGCATGATGGGTCGCGGACGATCAGGATCAACCTCCTTGGGAAGTGTCACGCCTTCTGGTAACGCTTCCACAGAAAGACCAGTCTGAGTTTCGATAAACGCCGAAGCAATCGACTGCTGGATATCGTATTGGCGCTCAATAGCATTGGCCACACGCCTTGCATTGGCTGGTGTAAGGTTTGTGTTTTGCGTGATAAGATCTTGAAGCTGGCGAGCGTCACCACCCTGATCCATCCAGATAGAGGCTATCTCGCTAATCTTCAAGGTTGTCGGGCCTTTGGCCTCGGACGCCGCATCCACCTTGGCCATTGATGCTGCCATGGCAGAAAGAGTCGCTGCTTCTGGGCTTCCCTCAGAGAATGTAGGGATTTCTTGCGGAACTTCTTGCGGAGCATAAAGCTCGCCCATGGTGACTCCAGTCGGACGAGGTTCCAACACAGCATCTTTAACAAACACACGGGAACCAACCATGATGGCCTCAGACCCACCAACCACAGCATCTTTGCTGCGAACATCCACAAAGAAACTGGAACGAATTGGATTATATCCAACCTCAGTCCAAACATTGGGGTCATTAATATTGGCTGGAAGTTCGGTGATTGGCTCGTAGTTTCCTTTGACAGTAGCCAGCGGGAATTTATTTTTTCCAATAGCAATTTCTACGGCAGAACCCTTACCAGAGATTGCTCTGGTCATAAATGTTGGGTTTGTAACTTTGGCCACACCAATATATGCGAATGTTTCTCCAACACGGCGACTAGTTTCTGGAACCGCCTCATGCGCTGTTATTGCATATACGGTATCTCCAGCCTTAGTTGATTCATTATAAGTAGGAATATCTATTCTGAACTCATACTGCTCACCAGATTGAAGTCTTTGATTTCCATCTTTATCAATTAGTCCAACTTTACCAACCTTATTACTTTGAATGTATTGTTTAATTTTGCCATCAGTTGGAATCGGGTCTGCGCCCTTGGCAGTAAATGGATCGATGGCATCTACCAAATCAGCATACTGTCCAGCAGTGATCTCGCCATTTTTCATCCTGACTGCGGCTACCGCGAGTTGTGGATTACGCGCCAATACCCTATTAGAAGACGCTTTATCAAATGCCTTTTGTTCTTCTTCTGTTCTTGGAGCATATTCTTCAACTGGAGCCATGGGCTGAACTCCCTGCTGTTCAGGGGCAACACCGCCCCTAGCTTCCGTTGTTCTGGCTATTCTCTGCTCAATAGTTCCACCAGTGGCTGGGGCTTCCAACTCTGCCAAAGCATAAGATGCATCAATGACCGCTGCGGCCATCGTGTCGCTATCAAAACCAAATAGATCCCGAATGATGCGAACAAAACGCTCGTAGATGGATGGCTTGTTTTGAACCTTGATATTTTTAAGCATGTCTTGGAACTCTAAATCGCTCCAAGCTTGTGCAACAAACTCATCTAAGTTTGCCAAACCATACAGCTCATACCATCCAATTTTTTTACCAGTAAACTTGTTTATTAGCGGTTTTTTACGATTCCAAGCCTTCTTCTGCGATATGGTTGCATCAGTGCCTGCAAGCCCTCCAGCACCAAAATATTCCTGAGTAATCCCAAGTTCATCAATGGTTTGCTTGTAGAGATTTATGAGTCTTTTAATTTGCTCAGGAGTGTTGGGATTTGCTAGAGCATTGTCCAAAGCCTTTAAATATTGGTCGCCACTTGCCCTGCGGAATGCGCGATCAAACACATACTTTCTTATAGCATCAGCCGTAAGAGTATGCCCAACTTCATGCACCAATGTTTCTGGTGCTTCAAAGTATTCTTTTCCGCGACGAGTTGCTGGAAAGCGGATAAATCCTTCGTTGGCACGATAGGCTCTATTGCTACCTCTGGCCTTTTTAATAAAGTCAGCGTCCAATATGCGAAGAGGAAGCTTGGCCAATATAGAAGCCGCCCTTTGCATTTGCTGAGAAAGGTTAAGCGGCCTACCCTCTGTCTCCGTCTGTGCGGCCCCAAGGTTTTGATCGGCCAAATATTGCAGGGCCTCACGCGCCGTCATTCCAAAAAGCTTGGAAGCGGGAAGGGCTGTGCCGCCAGTTACTTTTGGCCTCTTTGACCGCTCGGCTTCTTCTGCTGCGACATCGACAACTTCTGGCGATACTTCTCCTGCAACTTGACGAGTGTTCCCATCGCCTCCGAATCGTTCATTCCACGTTGCTTCTGCAGCGGTGGAGGCGGCACTAATCTCGTCTGCGCTATAACCCTGTTTTGAGGCGTCTTGGATGTATTGTTTCGCATCGGTTTCGGTAAGCAGTCTTTGCTCGGTCAAGATACCAGCAAGTGCCGCTCTTTCAAGCATTGAAAGCCTACGCAATTCTCCCTGCGCGGCAAGGCGATTCTTGATAGTTGTTGGAGGAATGGCGTAAAATTTATCACCATATTGTTCAACAACCCAATTGGATGGGCCACTCCATCTTCCAGAAGGAACTTCTACTATTTGGTTGTTAAATACAGAAGTCGCAAGCCTGTTATCAACTCCGTATTGAGTGGCGATTTCTTTAATTGATTCTTCATCTCTTGCAACTCTACCAGCTTCCGCTTGGGCGGCGGGGGGTATGTAAATGTCTCCATCAAGAGTCCATCCTTCTGGCATACGCACGTTCGGCGGAACTTGATCCACTCCAATGCGAAGACCTTTGGTAATAGCTTCTGCTGCTGCCTCGCTGGCTCCAGTATCGATTTGGATCTTTCGGGCTTCGGGTGTCAGGCGGGGGCGTTGCTCTTGTGGCAGCGCGTCAAATCCAGCTTGAGTTAGAATCTGCTGGCCGTTGTATTCCTCGGCAAGCCCCTGTTCGACAAGAGCCTCAAACTCTTGTGGTTGCGCTTCAGCGCGGATTACGCGAGAAAGAGATTCGATCTGCGGCGCTGGGACAAATGCTGCCTGACCAGCCGCAACGCGGCGAGCTTGCGCCTCACGCTCTAAGCGGACTGCTTCTGCTCTTGACCTTGCTTCAAGCTCCCTGACGCCTGCTGCAACTTCTGCTTCAGTTTCGGGGATCGCGACAGCTTCGCCAGCAGGGCGAACCTCCGTGCGGATTGACGCTTTGTATTGTTGGTATTCTGGGTTGCTTTCATAATTTGAAATATCTTGATCCAAAAGGAGGAATGGATCTGCCATAGCCGCCTTTTGGTCTTCGGATATGGGTAAAGCGTCGATGATTCTTAGGGCATTGTCAATAAGCCGATTGGCTTGATCAATTTGATCGGGCCTGACTTGGCGATAAAATTCTGTGGTTTCAGAAACTTTTGTCTCCCTTTTGCCCTCCTGAGAAACAACCGATTCGCCAGTGTCAAAAAGATCTGCGAGATCGTTGAGCGTCTGAGATTTTTCAATCTCGACCAATGCCGCTGGAACTTCAAATTCCGATTCTTCGGCATCAACCTCTTCCTGAGAAACAATTGGTGCTGATTCAACAATCGATGCAATTTCTGGCTGCGGCTCAACACGCCCTTCTCTGCGTTGCCCGCGCCTTGCCCACTCAATACCCTCAATCTCATCTATGGTCTGATTGGGATTAACTGGAACCTCGTATCTTTCTTGAGTTCCAAATGGGCGGAAAACAGTAACATCATTTTCAACGCTGATAGCGCCACGCATTCCGTTATAAATAAATGTGTCCTTATCTCGGATAGAGTCTGCAATGGTTCTGGTTGTAGTAATGGGCGCTTCTGCTATAGCCTCCTCGACAACTAGGGCCTCTTCAGCCACTGGCTCTGGTTGCATAAAAGCATCCAATGCCACTTCATTACTGTGAAGCTTTCCTGTAGCTGGTTGTTCTACCAATAGCTGCTCAGACTCGCGGGCAATCGCTTCGGCCTGATCCCGACTAACAAATCCTTCTGCTTCGGTGGAATATCCAAACTCAGGAGTTTCGCGTGAGGTAGTTTCTTGTTTTGCATCAATCTCAGCCTGATCAATCTTTCCAGCATCGCGGGCTTGGGCCATGGCTTCCAAGTGGGAAGGCCCGTAAAACACCGTGCCATCGGGAGCTTTATATGCCGCCGCTTCAACCCTAGTTCCTTGAGGTTCTTCTACTTCGGATTGTTCTATGCCTTGACGTTCGGCGATTCGGGCTTGTGCCTCTTGAGTGATTTGTTCTAGAGGGCGCTCTTCTAGTGGAATCTCTGCTGCTGCGGTAGCTTCTTCTTGGAGGCGGGCTACTCGCTGTTCGGGGGTTTCTTGTGTTTGGACGATCTGTTCTGCTTGGCCTTCAACAAGGGAAGCGGTAGCGGGAGCCACATCTTTATTCTGCCTTGCCACATCTTGAGTTTCAGCGGCTGCGGCGGCGACTTCTTCTTTCGTGGCTGGTTGGGTTCGGGGTTCAATCGCACCAGCGCCAGCGCCAAGCCCGACACCCACAAGACCTTCCAGCGCACCTTGAGAGAAGATGCCTTGGGTCAAGGAAACATCTGCACCCTCGCGTTTAAGAGCAAGATTGGAAGCAAACTTTTCCTGTGCAGCTTGGGCAAACTCTGGAACAGCCTCGATAATACCATTTTTAAGAATGTTGCCAACACGGCTTGCGTTCGGAGCAAGCCCGCCTTTTGCCAAAACCTTACCAATAACCTTCTCTGCACCAGTAAATGCATCAGCTGTCCCTAATCCAGCAGCAATTAAAATCTGATCTAGATTCTTTCCACCGAAAGACTGGGCATCCATGGCGACTTGACGGGCCTCTTCTTCGGTCTTGCCCTGTGCCAACATCTCGTCTTTGACTGATTGGTAGATTTCGCCCTTGGCAATACCCGCTCCCATTCCAGCGCCCAATCCAGCTTGGACAGCTTGGATACCTTTAGCGCCTAGTCCAGCGGCCCTACCAGCTAAACCACCAGCAGCAAAGACCGCAAGCGATCCCAACCCCGAAGCCACAAAGTCAGCAGGAGCCACAGTAAATGCCTCCAAGCCAGCGGCCAACTGATCAAGCATTCCCTTGTTTTCCGCCTCTTGTAGGATGCGTCCCACTTCTTCCTCGTCTTGTTTGGCGGACGCCGAAAGCAAAGACCGATACCAGTCTGCGTTCTGATTGAGATTTTGAGATACGGGATTGTCAGCACCAAATAGATCGGTCAATCCCTTAACAGAATTATTGATACCAATAGCAAACTGGACTGGAAGATCTGCGGCTTGACGAAGAGCGCCTTCACTCGGCCCTTCTGTTGAAATCTCTGTGGAAGCAATCCCAAAAAACTCTTCATCACTTATTGGAATAAAGCGTGATTTTGGAGCTTCTACTGGCTCGACAATTTCTGGAGCGGAAACTAGCTCTTCTTCTCCACCAACGCCAAAAAACTCATCGTCCTCTATAGGAACGAACCTTGGCTTTGCCTCTTCGGCCACAGGCTCATCGATGATTTCTTCTTCATCTATAGGAGTAAGTGCCATTAATCAACTTTAAATGGTTTTCTGCCAATGTAAATAGTAGAACCAGATGGAATATTTGCGGCATTGGCCTCTTCTTCAGTTTCAAAAACAAGTCCACGAAGCGCGGCTTTTTCAATTCTAAGATCAAGCATTTTATTTCTAGCTTCTGTTGCTGCTTTCTCTGATGTTGTTGTTTGTTTCTGGCCCTGAAGACCAGCCAAGATTTGGCGTTGTTCGCGAATTTGTTTATCAATTTCTCTCTCTTGGGAGACGATCCCTTTTTCTTCTTCTGCCGCTTTTTCTTCTTGGCGAATTGCAGCTTGTCTTCCAGCGGACCTTTCCTCTGCTGCAATTTGCCTTCCAGCCATTCTTTCCTCACGGGCAATTATAGATTCTTCAGTTTCTTTTGCTCGCTGCGCGTCCAAATAAGTTTTGTTAGCACCCATATATTGCTCAATAATTCCCTTATTAAGTTCAGCCCCAAGAGGATTTTCGGAAATTCTGCGAAGAAATTCAGTTTGAAACTCTGGAGTTTTCGGATCTGGTTTTGGAATGGGATTTCCCTGTTGATCAACAGCGCGCCCCCCCAACCAATCAAGAATGTTGTTGGATTCCATCTCGGCCTGACCACTAATATCTTGCTTTGCTTCGTATTCTTTGATCTTTCTGTTGTATTCCTGCTCCTGAAGAAACTGATCTCTTTCTTGTAAGACAAGTCTGCGATTTTCCATTTCCATTTGTTGCGCCAAACGTTGCTGCTCAAGTTGTTGCTTTTGAGTTTCATCCCATGCGGCCTGCATTCTCATTGATCTGCGTGAAGCGCCCGTCGGGCGACCGCCATATTGTTCTGGAAGTTGGGCCACCGAAGCCCGACCAGCCGCAATTTCTGGCATTAAGATAGATGCTTGATAAGCTCGCTTTTCTTCTGGGCTTGCCAAAGCAGAAGGCTCCCAGCCAAACTGACGGCGCGGATCACGCTGAACCCGCTCCAACATCTCTTGTTCTCTGTTGGCCATTGGTTAAATTTATTATCTTGTTCTATTTAGAAAAGACTCCTCACGAACAGGAAATCTTGGAACATTGGCAAATGATGTTAACGAAGACGTTGTTTCGCGAGGAATCGGAGAAGGAATAGTTTGAGGAATTGCGGGCGTGCTATATGGGGATTCTCCAATGTTTCTCCCAAATCCAGTAAATGCCATAGGACTTTCAGCCGTCATTCCAAGAGATCTGTCTGGAACAATTGGAGGAGGAGTCATTCCTTGTGCTGGTTGCGGGCCACCGCTTGGCATTGCTGGGGCTTGAGGCAATGACACTGGCTGCTCTTCATTTGTATTCATGCCAATTGATCCAAAAGTTCCAAATGGCTGTGGACGGGGTGCGCGATAAATTGGGCCAAACCCCATCGGATTAATTCCAACCATTTCAACCTTATTGATATCTGTCTGTGCAGGAAGCCCCATCCCGACAAGTTTTTCCATTTCTTGTTTTCTTTCCATGCCAGCCTGTTGATAAGCAAGAGATCCCCTTAATGGAGTTAATCGATCAGGAGCGGTCAAACCACTTAGTTGTCCGCCACCTTGCGGGCTGCGAAACGAATAAATTGCGCTTGGATCTGTTCCAAATCCAGAATACTCACCACGCAAAGCCATTTCTGGCGTTGTGAATTGTGGTAGTGGTGAGTATTGTGGAGCATCGCCCCTTCTTCGTCTTGCCATAATATTAAGTCATGTTTACGAGTCTACGAGTTAGCCAAGGAGCTATTTGCATAACCCCTTCTTGTCCTGCGTTATACTCTTTTAGTTCTGCGTTGAGAAGTAAAATTGCTCTGTCCATGTAATATTGTCCGCGCTCGACATCGGCTTTTTCTTCGGCGTTCAGAGCCATAAGACCTAGCTTGATAGCTTCCAGTGAGTCAGGATAAAGCGGGTCATTGTCGCTAATCGCCCAGCAATGCTTGCGTTTAAAGATACCCTGAACGGCGTCCCAATTGCGATCCACCAGATAGCGGCGATAGCTTATGGCCCGCTCGCCCGCCTCATACTTGGCCAAGGTGGTTGCCCCAGCCGATAGGGAGATGACGCCCGTGGTAGGGGTTTTCTCGACAGAATAGATTTCCTTGAATGTCTGCGAGGTGGTTTGGGTTCCGTCTCCAAGGTCAAGACGAATTCCCTCCACTCGTTCTCCATCAACTGTAGAATAAATTTTATTCCCATTTGAGTCCTTTCCACGAATCCAGATGTAGCTTCCAGCGCACTCTGTTTCGCTGCTAGATAGGGTAAGTTGGGACGGCGTCTCAATGTCCCGAAATGTAACAAACCCTTCGCCCATGTCTTGAATCGGGCCGTAGTATTTCTCGTCAGTCTTGCGGATGCCGCGCCCTTGAGGAAGATATTGATACCACTCGCTCTGGACAGCTACGGTTTTGTAGCCCGCTTTGCCCGCCCGAATACAGGTCTCTAGATGACGGGGAATGGTGATAAATTTGTTGTCGTTGGCGTCCTCGTAGGCCGTGATCATCGCTTGCACCAGAGTTCCGACCCATTTACCCTCGCTGATTACACGTTCGCAGAAACGATTAATATTGTTTCGGAGTTCGGCCTGACCATCAAATCCTTGAAGGTCGGGAGGGTCTGGTTGAGGATGGACGGAGGCTGGCAGTCTCTCGACAGCCAAGCCCATTGTGAGACTCGACATAATTGGCAAAGAAATTACCACCTTCGCAACAGAAGGTCAATAGCGGATTATTGCTTAAAAAGTAAATCTGCCGAAGCTCCGCTACCCACCCATGGCAAAAACTGTTTTAGATCTTTAACGGGCCACTCCGTGTTGTTTTGCAGTCTCTCCCAATTCTCGCAAGCATTCTCGTATCCACCTTTGTAGATACGTTGTTTCTGGGCCACCTGTTGCGGGGTCACCCACGCCATGTGGAGAATTTTGCCAACAGTCATTGATGTCTTGCCGCGATCCAGCAGCTTGCCCTTGTTACCATTGAACACGGGGGGTTCGTGACGTTCCATCCAAATCCCCACATTATAGCGCCAAGCCCGAATCCACTCATTCTTTCTATTGCCATAACCATCTGTGGATGTTGACTTTATGTTAGGCCCAAGCATGTAATCCATCTCAAACTGAGCGGTGTTGGCTTCGGGATTTTTCTCAAACAGATAAAGCAACTCAATCATCTGGTGAAACGTCCAAAGCTCATCACTATCCATTTGAAGTAATACCCCATCCTTCTTAAATGCGGTCAACGCCGCATTGATCATCTCGTTCTTTCCGCCCCACTCTGGCTTGAAATTGATAGTGATTCGGGGGTGGGATGCTAGACCCCGAAGGAATTGATGGGTTCCGTCATGGGACACTTTCCCCGCCTGATTCCCCATCCAGCCCGTATCTTTTACGGGCATAGCCGCACCCTCGGCAATCGACCAATGCCAGTCAATGTCTTTTAGACGGCACAACTCCGCAAACTGCGCCCCGATCCACGGAGAGCCATCAAGGACAATCGTGAAGATGTTGAGGGTCACAGCCCGTCCCAAAGAT